ATGCGTGCGATGCTGGGGCTGGTGCTGGTCGGGCTGGCGGGGTGCGGGCCGACCGCGGCCGAGCAGCGGGCGGAGAGGGATGAAGCCGACGTCCGGCGGGCCGCCGAACTCAAGCAAAAGGTCGAGGACCTGAAACTAGAGCTGGCGAAACTCCAGCGGGAGATGGGGCCGCCGGAGGATATCGAACGGCTCGTTCGGCAAGGGAAAGAGCCCGAGAATGAGCTGAGAAAGCATGTCAACTTTGTAACCCGGAACGATCGGTACAAGCAGCTCCACGGGGAACTGGTGGTCGCGGTCGCCCGGTACAACAAGATCCTGGACCAGCACCCGACCTGGAACGTGCGACCCCTCTCGATCGACCTCGACTAGCTCGCGGCGTTCCGGATCTGGAGCAGCTTATTGTTAAAGATCTCGTTCTGTTGCTCAAACGCCGCGAGGATGCTGTCGAGAGTTGCTTGGTGGCTTTTCTTGAACTTCTCCACCGTGTCCGACGCCGCCTCCTTGTCGGCCGCCAGGTCTTCCTCGGCGGCCTTGTTCTTCCCCTCGGTCGCCTTCTTCCGCACCCCCTCGATCGTCTCGCCTTTGTCGAGGTTCACTTCGCCCTCTCGCTTCAAGAATTCGAAGTCCTCCGTCTGCTGCCCCTGCTGCTCCAGCATTTTGCGGGTGAGCTCGGGTGCGTAGGCACTGGCCCCCGCAGCGAGTTCCGGGGACATGGCGAGCAGGGCCGGGTTCTGCTTTGCCAGTTCGTACATCCGGCGGCCCTTGAGCCGCTCCCCGAGGCCCATCCCGGCCAACCGGGTCGCGGTCCCGGCCGCGTGCTGGGCCCGATTCTCGTCGTACTGGGCCTGGGTCCGGGTGTACTGGGCCCGGGCCTTCCGTTGTTCGGCCTTGGCCTGGGCTTCCTCCTTCTCGCGGCTAAACACTTTCTGTGCTTCCCCCCCCTGGTCCCGCTCGTTGGCCTTAATCTTTTCACGGGTCTGTTCGATCTCGTCGAGGATCTTCTGCCGCTCCGGGCCCTCGGTCGACGAGACGACGTCCTGCCCCCGCATAATGCCGGCCCCGATAGGCGAGACCGCCCAGGGGAGAATCCCCTTCGGCGCCCAGGAGGGCAGGCGGCTATCGAGGTCCCGGGCCCCCCGCGCCAGGGCCGCCGCGGGGGACAGGGCTGCCCCGAGGATACTTTTGGTCGTGGACTGCGGAGCCGGAGCCGTGGCATCTCGTCTCGCCTCCAGTTGCCTGAGCTTGCCCTTCAGATTCTCGCCATCCCTCGCCACGTCGGCCTGCTGCTTCTGGGCCGCCTCCCGGTTCAACGTCGCCTCCTTCGCGGCAGTGTCGGCCCGCATCATCCGCTCCCGGGCCGGCATCAGCATCGCCTGGAGCTCGTGGGCCCGCTCGCCGGCGAGTGTGGTCCGCTCGATGTACGGCATGGTCACGGCCTGGGCCCCGGCCAGGGCCGTCGCCCGCGACGAATACCCGGCCTGTTCGGCGGACAGGGCGTACCCCGTCCGGCTCAGTTCGATGTCCCGCTGGGTCCGGATCCCCATCCGCCCGTGCTCTTCCTCCTGCCTCTGCATGGCCCGCTTCCGCCCGCTGACCGTGTCCGCCCAGTCCACCATGCTCTCCCCGCCGGGGACCAGCCCCTTGAACAGAGCCCGCTCCTGTTGCCCTCTCGTCAGCAACTCGTCGTGCATGACCCCGGCCACGGTCTTCACGGCCTTCAGCCCTTCGCCCATGGCGGCGATCGGCACGGCCAACCGGCTGACCAGCATCGCGGCACCGCCCATCCCGGCGGAGCTCAGCCCCTCGGCGAACCCCCCGACCCGGGCCGCGCTCGACCCCATCCCGTGCAGGCCCAGGTTGGAGAGCATCCCGGCCCGTTCGAACAGCCGCTTCTGGGACTCGGCGAAGCCGGCCAGGGCCTTCTCGGTCGGGGTCTTTCCCTTCGCCTGCCCGCCTTCGCCCGCTCCCCCGCCGCCCGACACGGGGAGCGGTCTCGGCCCGACGACGTACACCGGGATCGGCCGCCCGAGGCCGCCCTGGAACGGGTCGGTCCGCTCGGGCGGCCCGCCGCGGTGGGCGAGCTCGGCCGGCCGGAGCGGCGCGAGCGGGCCGGGGTCGTGGGCCCGGGCGAGTGCCCCCGCGGGCGGCGGGGATGCCGGGGGCAAGGCCCGCGTGGGCGGGAGGAGTTCCCCGCGGCCCAGCTTCAGCGGCTGGGTCGCCCACCGCGGCGGGGCGAGCGCGGTCGCGACCGCGGGCGAGACGGGCGAGCTCGCCGGGGTGGCGGGGCGGCCGATGGTCGGGCTCGGGTACCCGTTCGCGGCGACCGCCCCCAGGTTCCCGAGGCCGCCTTGCTGGCGGACCTGGGCGGCGGCCTGCTGCTGGGCGATCAGCTGGCGGTCGCCCACCTGGACCAGACGGCGGATGGCGTCGAGGAGCTGGCCCATCGGCCCGTCCGAGCCGGCCCCGGAGGTTGTCGGGCCACCGGCCGTGATGCCTTGTGCCTTCGCGGCACCCTGAACGGCCCGGGTGTTCTCCTGGAGGGCCCGGGTATTCTCGGCGACCGCTCCGGTATTCTCGATACCGATCGCATCACCGAGCTGGAGCTTCGGGGCGGGTTGTTTGGCCACGGTCGCGGTCCTCAGTCGTTGGCGTGTCGGCGGGAGTGCGGGCGCCCGCACTACCCCTCTCCGGGGAGTGAAAACTCCAGCCCGACCCGGTCCCCGAGCTGGTGCAGGGCGATCAGGGCCTTGGCCGTCTGGGTGACGACGTCGGCCACGGCCTCTCACGGACGGTATCGGCTCTGGATCGCCCGAGCCCCCGGTGCCCGCGGCGTCGGATCGGCCAGGTTGGCCATCGCGGCGGTGGCGTCGGGCGGCAGGTTCTCGTTCCGCCGCCGGGCCGGGTACGGCAGGACGACGGTCGAGTGCTCGCTGTTTTCCGAGGCGACGGTCGTAGGCCCGCCGGGCCCGACGCTCAGCGACACCTGCTGGATCCGCCCGTCGGGGTCGAGCGGCAGGATGCCCGGGTAGTGCCGGGTGTCCCCGGCCTTGACCTGGTACTGGTACGCCATCCCGTCGAGGTAGTACTGGGCCCGGTCGTTCGCCTCCTCCTCGGAGACGACCGTGTGCCCCGTCAGGATGTGGTCCGCGCTGTACGCCCCGATCACCTCCCAGAACACGTCTTCCTTGATCGTCCACTGCGGCGGGGCGTCGCCGCCCAGGTCCATCGTCCACTCGCCGCGGACGATCTGGTTCGTGTCCGGATCGGCGACCAGGCAGGCGGTGTCGAGGACCAGGCTCGGGTCCGCCCACCGGCTACCCCGGATCGCGTACACCGGCTCGCCGAACACGATCATCTGCTCGACCGGGTCGACCGAGAACGGGACGAACACCCGCTGGAACCGGCTGGTGTTCGCCGCCGCGTCGGCCGTCGCCCCGTTCGCCGGCAACCACAGGACGCTCCCGATCCACCGGGCGACGGACCCCCAGACGACGGCCGGCTGGTCGCGCGAGTACCCGTTGTAGAAGTCGGGCAGGACCCGGTTCGCCGACTCGCCGTTGGCGGGCTGGATGCCGGTGAAGTTCGGGGGCTGGGGGACGACCTGGTCCACCTTCGTCGGAAGTAAGGTGATCTGCTGGCGGCGGGTCACCGGCCCGTACCACGGGAGCGTGAGTGTGTCCTCCATGCCGCCCGGGTCCCGGAGGGTGATCCGGTAGCACTTCCACACCGACTCCCGGGCCAGCCCCTGGGCCTCGATCACGGCCAGCCGCTGGGTGCCCTTCACGCCCGTGAACGACGGCGGCGGGCACGTCCCCCACCCGGTATCCGGGGCGTAGGAGAGGTCGTTGATCGGCACATACCGGCCGTCCCATTCCTTCCCGACCGGCTCGAGCAGGAACCGGGCCTGCATGCGGACCTGCGACCCGGCGACGCCCACGCTGGCCGGAATCCTCGGGGCTTCGAGGCTCGGGGTGTCGACCTCGCACGGCAGATCGGGAATGTCCTCGCCGTCGCCGAGCTGGGCGATGATCACCCGGTCCTGGTTCGGCTGGTAGATGACCCGCCGCCCGTACTGCTCGCACAACCGGGCCAGGGCCTCGGCCGGGGGCGTATAGTCCCACACGACGGGCGGGTTGGTCTGGGACTGCGGGTAGTTCTCCCCCGCCCACAGGTACCGGTCGAGCTCGGCCCCGTCCTCCTGCTTCAGCCCTTCCGGGAGGTCGATCTCGTACCCTTCTTCCCCCATCGCGTCGAGGCAGAGGGTGGCGAGTTCCGTCGGGGAGCGGATGGTCCAGGGGATGAGCTTCTGGTGGTCATCGTAACTGTTGTACGATCCACTGATAGATCCGAGACCCCGCCACCGCCATCGCCGGTCCTGGATCTCCAGCCGCCACGTCTGGCCCTCCGATCCGGCCGTCCCCGTGATCCGGACCAGCCGGCAGTCCCGGAAGACGACCGGTTCGTGCACCCCATCGGAGAACACCAGGTCGCCCGAATCCTCCGGGACCGCGGCCTGCGGGTAGGTGGTGAGCACGAAGGTGGAGGGCGAAATGCCGTGGGAAATACAGCCCTGGCAGCTGGCGACTCCCAGCACGCCCGGCCAGGACACGTCCTGGGAGAGGATGTCGTCAGCCACGGGTTACGTCCGGGTCAGGGTGAACTTCGGCCCGAGGCTGGACGCGGCCAGGCTGGGGGCGTCCCAGGTCTGGGCGCTGGTCCAGGTGGTGGTCTTGAACGGGTCGTGGAGGACCGCCCCGCCGGTGAACGACCCGGCCGTGATCGTCTTCGCCCGGGGGTCGTTCGCGCACTCCAGGGTCGCCGTGTTCTGCGAGCCGCCCTGGTTCTGGAACGTCGCCGACGTGATCGTCCCGCCGATCCGGTAGTCCACGGTCCCGCCGTTGGCCGTGACCGTGGTCAGCGACCCGTCGTACTGCGTGTACGTCCCGCTGTTGAGCGTGAGCGTGGCGACCGCGCCGTAGGCGTTCACGGTGCCCGCGTCCTGGTTCAGCGTCGTCACGGTGGCCCCGACCCCGACGGTCAGGGTCCCGCCGGTCATGGAGGCGGTGCCCACGGTCGCGGCCAGGCTGTTGTCGTCGGCCGCGATCCCGACCGACCCCGCCGCGATGCTCAGCGTCCCGCTCGAGCACCCGGACACGTTGACCGCCGGGGTCGCGACCGCCCCGCCCGCACTGGTCGGGGTACCGGTCTTCAGGACGACCAGGTCGAGCGCCGTGGCGACCGCGAGGTTGACCAGCTTCGGCCCGGCCCCGCTCCCCTCGCCGATCGTGACCGGGACGGCCGTGTGTAGCGACCACTGGCGGGTCCGGTACTCGTAGTACCCCGAGCCGGACGAGGTAAAACCCCCGCCCGAGTTGTGCCACACCGGCAGGCCGATGTTCCCGGTGAAGGACGCCTGAACCCGGAGCGAGTTGTACGCGGCCGCGGTCAGGTTCTGCAGCCCGTAGAGGAGGTCGGCCCCGCCGTCGATCAGGACGTCGTCCCCGGTCGTGGGCAGGGCACCGAGGGTCCAGTTCGCCGCGGCGTCCGCGTGGCTCGGGCCCGAGGAGGCGGTCACGGTCGCCTTGGTCAGGGTCCCCGTGCCGGCCGTCGCGGTGACGAACGGGACGCCGGGGGTGGCGGCGGTCGCGGTGACCGCGCTCACCCCGTCAGACGTCCAGGTCACCTCCTGGAACTCGGCCGGGGCCGAGGACGCCGAGAGGACGGCCTGGAGGCCGTTGGTGACGGTCGCGACCGTGTCCCCGCTGACCGCGGTGTACGACAGAGTCTTGCCGTTGATGGTGACCCCGAACGTCTGTCCGGCGGTCGACGAGCCGACCGTGAACGTCTCGGTCTGGGCCTGGGGAATCGCGTCTCCCCGCCACCGATTCACGGACATGGGTTTGCCTCACAGGGGTGGTAGGGACGGCAGCCCGACCAGCGGGACTATGCTTTCGAACGAGTACCGCCAGCTGACCGGGTACTCGATGAACCCCTGGCCCAGCCGTTTCGGGCTCCCGTAGACGACGCTCCGCTGGTCGGGCATCTCGGCGTCCGGCCAGATCGGGTCGGGGACCGGGGGGTAGGCCATGTGCCCGACCGCCTGCCCGGACTGTGTGGCCTTCTGGGTCGAGAACGGGTAAACGACCTGCCGGATCGGCGGGGCGTTGATGCACGGCCGCCACCGGAACACCGGCCCCCCGGTCCCGGTGTAGGAGATGCTTTCGGTGAACGAGATCATGGCCAGCTGGGAGCCGGGGTAGACGAACTCCGCCTCGGCGACGAACGTCGCGGTCCGCTGGGTCACGTACTCGCCGTCCCGGGCGTCGTTCCCGTAGTTCGGCCCGTCGACGATCCGGACCCCGCTGAGGGACGCGTTGTTGAACATCGTCATGCCGGTCGGCAGCCCGGAATCCTGCAAGAAACTGATCGTCTGGTAGGGGACCAGGAGGGCGGCGTTGAGCGCGTTCTCCAGGGCCGTGAGTTCGGCCTGCCCGTTCCCGATCAGCCAGACCTTGACCCGGATTTGCCCCACGTACCGGACCGGCCGCCCGGACGACGCCAGCACCGCCCGGACCGCGGAGGATACCTCCGCGCCGTTCACCGGGAACCGGGCCGGGCCGTAGACCAGTTGCATCCCGAAAGGCTACACCACCGGGCTGCCTGCCGACTCCTCCCGGTGCGGGCGCCCGCACCATTTCGGGCAGGCAATCCCCCCGGGCATGATGCCCCCATGCCGTACCCGTATGTGACCAACGACGCGGTCAAGGCCCAGGTCGCCCGGATGCTCCAGACGACCCCGGACAACCTCCCGGCCCAGTGGGACGGGCTGGTCGACCAGGGGGTGAAGTCCGGGGCGTCGGACGTCCGCCAGCGGCTGATCGGCAAGGGGTTCACCCTCGCCCAGATCGAGAGCTGGGACCAGCTCCCCCAGTACGTGCTCGACCAGGCCGTGTTCTGGGCCCTGACCCGGGGGGCGGTGTCGAGCGAGCAGGTGTCCGAGGCGAAGCTGAAGACCCTCGACCGCCGGGACGAGCTGACGGCGACCGGGTTCCTGACCAGCGGGAGTACCATCCTCTACCCGGTGGCCGGGGACTCCCCGGTCGGCGGGATCTCCCACGGCGGCAGCTGTTACCGGGAACGGCTTGACCAGGCCTACGGCCGGCGGTTCGGCGAGGCCCGGGACCACGACGACGACACGCGGGGGTGGGGATGACCGGCCTGACCGTCACCGACAACGCCGACGGGACCGGGGCGACCGCGGCCATCAGCGGGTCGGCCGGCGGGGCGAACACGGTCTTCGTGGCGGCCGTGACCGGGACCATCACCGCGTCGGCCTGGGTGGGTGCGGGCGCCTGCACCGGCGACGGGGCGGTGACCCTGGCCCTGCCGAAGGGGTACTACTTCGCCCACTGCCTGACCGCCCCGGCCGCCCTCTCCGGGCTGGCCTACTTCGCGGTCACCGACGGCCGGGACCCGGTCGTCTCGCGCTGCTTCGCGGCGGCCAAGGCCCAGCTGCAGCTGCTCGCCCTGCCCTGCACGCAACGGGTGTTCGACAGCCAGTTCGCGGACAACCTCGCCCTCCAGCAGTTCCCGTGCGTGGTCCTGACGACCGAGGACGCCCGGGAGTCGGACGAGGCAACGCTCAACGGCCGGGACGACATCGGGCATGCGGTCCGGGTACTGGTCAAGGACGTGTGCCTGAAGTTCGACGACGCCCGCCGGGACACGTACCGGGCGTGGCGGCAGGCGATCTTCCGGGCGTTCCACAACCAGCGGCTGCCCGGGGTGGTCGAGAGCGTCCGGAACAAGGTCGAGCTCGGCCCGGTGGCGGCCGTCTCGTCCGGCGAGCCGCAGGTCGTGTCCGAACTCCTGATCCGCTGTATCACCCGCGAGGTCCGCGGGCTGGGGGCCTGAGATGACCTCGCCGTTTATCACCACCGCCGCGAAACTCGGGATCGACACCGCCAACCCGGTCGGAACGGGAATCGCCCCGTACCGGTACGACTTCATCGACTTCGACCTCGGCATCGAGGTCGAGCTGAAGGACATGAACGGGACCCGGGGGAAGTACACGAAGGACTCGGCCCGGGTCCGGAAGAACCTGACGCGGATAACGCCCCGGCTGCGGTGCCAGCCCACGTCCGTGGAACTCTCCGGCCTGCTCCCGTGGATCTTGTCCGGCACCGGGTACGCCCTGGGCAACACCCCCGCGCAGCGGTACGTGGCGTTCGACCTGAACCCGGCCGCCTCCGGAAACCTGTGGACGCTGACCGGGGTGGTGGTCGACGAGGCCCGGTTCTCCGCGGACCAGGGCGAGCCCCTGAGCCTGGACCTGGGCCTGGTGGGAATGAGCTACACTTCCCCCACCGGGCAATTCCCGGGCGGCCTCGCCCTCGACGTCAGCACGCAACCGTTCCTGTTCGTCGACTGTGCCATTCAGATCAACGCGACGACCGGCATCCTGAGCCGGAGCTTCGAGCTGACGGTCCGGAACGGGATCGACCGGGACCGGTTCTTCAACTCGCCCACGCTGACGGCGACCAACCGGCTGACCCGCCAGATCACGATGGCGGTGAACGTCCCGTTCGGGATCTACCCCAGCCTGTTCACGGTCGGGGAGGACACCGCCGCCACGGCCCTGGTGACGTTCACGAACGGGAGCGCGGTGCTCACGTTCACCGTCAACGGCGTCCGGTTCCGGCCCAAGAGCCCGACCAGCCCGTTCCAGCAGGAGGCGATGCTGTCCCTGGAGGGCGAGATCTATTCGCCCGACGGCAGCACCGAGGGCCTCGTCGTCTCCCTCGCGACCGGACCGTAACGACCCCCTGAGAGGTTCTCCGCATGCCCCGCCTCGCTCTCAACGACGGCTACACCCTGGAGGCCGCGACCGCGGCCGACCACGGCGGGTTCAAGGGCCTGCCGGTGGTCACCTACCGGTACCGGCCGGCCCTCCCGGACGCCCTGGCCGAGTGGCGGTACGCCGCCCGGCTGGCGGCCTCCGGCAAGGCCGAGGTCGACGCCACGGCCAGGCTGGTGAGCGACCACCTCGTCAGCTGGGACGTGACCGACGCGGGCGGGAGGCCGGCGGCGATCACGGCGGACGTGGTCCGGAAAGTTCCCGAGCCGATCCTGGACCAGCTCCTCGACAAGATCGTCTCCTGGGCCGGGCCGGAGCAGGAGAAGGCCGCGGGAAACTGACCGCCGGGGTGAGGGTGGCCCTCCTTCACCCCGAGTGGGACCGGCCGTGCGCGGCGTGCGAGAAGTACGCGATCGGGGCCGACGGGGTCGCCGTCCGGGACCGACGGACCGGCCTCCCGATGCTCCGGCCGGCGGGCGTCCCGACCCCGTGCGGCAGCTGCGAAAAGGTGCCGGCCTGGGCCCGGAAGTCGATCCCGGACGTGGCCGAGCTGCGGAAGCTCGCGGTCGAACTGACGCCCCAGAACCGGGCGGCGTGGCGGTTCTACCGCGAGTGCCGGGCGGTGAACCGCTTCCCGGATGACCCGGTCGTCCGCTGGTACGCGGCCCTGCTCCACGCCCTGGAAGTCTCGCCCGTCGACCGGCTGACGTCCGCCGTGTCGTCCCTCGTCACCCTCCTGGCCCGCCGCTGATGGCCGCCCCCACCGACTGGGTCCCGATCCTCAACACCACGGCCGAGGTCATCCCGGCCGGCGGGCTGATGTCCGTGGTCGGGGTGGACGCCACGACCGGGGCGTTCAAGGTCGCGAAGCCGAACTCGGACAACGACGTCACCGTTTGCGTCAACGGGTTCTCGCTGATCCCGGCCAACGGCACCGGCCAGGGCACCTTTGACCCCCGAGTGGTGCTCGCCTACGACGCGGGCGACGGGGCGCCAGCGGTCGGGGATTCGTGGGGGGCGAAGGCGGGGACGTGGCTGGCGAAGAAGGGGAATGCCGGGTTCACGGTCCTCGGCGGCCCGGGGCTGGGGTTGGTCAACGCCGGCCGGTGGCAGGCCGGGGCCGGGGGGTCGGGCGTCCCCTCCTGCGGCTCCACCGACGGCTGGGCCGCGTTCCTCACCGCCGCGAACTGCCTGGAGCTCGACGCCCTGTTTTCCTTCGGGGCGTGCTCGGGCGTCATCGGCACCCAGATCCTGATGCGGTTCGACCCGGAGAGCGGGAGTTGGATGTCGACCGACGTCCTCACCCTGCCGAGCGGTGCCACGGCGACCGCGAAGTTCACCACCGGCGACGGGGACGGGCCGCACCTGGATTTGATCGTGAGCGGGAGTGGTTCAGGCAGCGGATCCGGGTCGGGTTCCGGTGGCACCTTCCGGCTCGACCGGGTGTGTTCCGGGGGTAACCAGGCGATCTTCGCCGGGCCGACGCTGCCCGGCTGGGACGCGATCTGTCGCCCCGCCGAGCTCCGCGGCGGGTGCGCGTCGAACGGGTTCCATCTGCGGGTGGCGTGCACCCCGGGGTGTTGGCCGGCGTCCCCGTGCTGCGGGGGCGTCTCGATCCCGGACCGGCTGTGCCTGCTGTTCACCGGGGCGGAAGCCGCGGACGGGTGCTTCGCGCCGGCCGACACCCCCGGCCCCCTCAACACGCCCGTCATCCTGAGCGGGAACGGGAGCGTCTACACCGCCACGGTCACCCTCAGCGGGATCACGCTGATCATCTCGCTCACCTGCAACGCGGGCGGGAACCCCGGGTCATGGGAACTCGAAGGGACGGCCACCGGGAGCTGCGGGGATGGCGCCCCTCGTAATGTGGGGAACATCGACTGGGCGTACCGAACGACCGGGTCGACGAGCGAGATCGGCTGCACACCGTTCCGGATCGTCGGGGAGGCGGTACTGTCCGTCCCGGTGACCCCGGTTTCTGCCGACACCTACCCCCTGGCGTTCACCCTTTCCACGGTCGACCCGACCACGGGGTCTTGCGGGGGCGGCGGCGGGGGCGGAGGGGGCGGCGGCGACCTCTGTTATGCGTGTACCCTGGCCGGCCTCACCCCGACGCTGGTGATTCCCGACGGCCCATACGCGGGCACCTACCCGGCGAGTTCGGCGTGGACGGCCGGGTCGGGGCCCGCGTATGAGGCCGTCTTCGACGTGGCCGGCACGCCCACGTTCCAGGCGACCTGTTACGGCCCCGGGCCGAACAGCTTCAACAACACCCTCTACCTACAGCAGCTCAACGGCGGGACCGCGATCGCCACCGGGTCCACGGCGTGCGGGCCGCCGGTGGTGATGACCTTTCCCGGCGCGCCGTTCGGCGGCACCGGGGCCATCACGGTGACGACATGACCGGGTGTCACGATTTCATCTGCGGCAACGTCCGCCCCGGCGAGCCGTTCGACCCGGATCGCGACTGCCGCAAGTGCTGGGCGGCGGTCCACAACGCGGCCGTCCGGGCCGGCCTCCCCGCGGCCGTCCGGGACCGGCTGCCCGAAGCCCCGGTTCGCAGGCCGGCACGGTCCCTTCCCGTCGCCCTGCCCCCGTGCGTTCACGAGGGGGCGGTAATCGAGCCGTGCAAGGGGTGCCCGGTGGGCGCGGAGGGGCGGCACGTCCGCCAGTGCTTCCACCCGGCCGGCGACCGGGACCGGTGTACGCGGGAGCCGGTCGGGCCGGCCGTCCAGGCATGTCGGGACTGCCGGCAGTACGAAGCCCCAGTTGCCGCCGACCACCGGGCCGCCTTCCTGGGCCAGGTCACCGGCCCCACCCCGGCGTACCCCGGCGGCACCGGCCGGGGCATCGTCACGGCCGGAGAGGGGGATTACTGGCCCGGCGTGGTCGTGCTGGTGCGGATGCTAAGACGGGTGGGCTGCACACTTCCGGTCGAAGTCTTCTACCGCTCCAAGGCCGGCCGGGTGCAGCCGGAGCAACTCGCCGGGCTCGACTGCACCCTGATCGACCTCGACGCCCTCGGGTGGGACCCGCCGGCGGACATCCCGGCCGACCGGCCGGAGTGGGCGGGATGGGCGGCCAAACTGGAAGCCCTGCACCGCAGCCGGTTCGAACGGGTGCTCTGGCTCGACAGCGACCTCTACCCGGTCCGCGACCCGTCCTTCCTGCTCGACCTGCCGGGCGATTTTCTGTGCTGGTCCGACGCCGACCCGAGCGCGTCGGCAATCCTCCGGTGGCCCGAGGTGTGGGCCCCCGGCCCCGGCCTCACCCGGCCGATCCAGTCCGGGCAGGTCGTGCTCGACCGCCGGGCCGTGTGGCGGGAACTGTGCCTGACCCGGTGGTTGTGTCAACGGGCCGGGCACTTCTTCCACCGGATGCTCGGCGATCAGGACGCGTTGCGGGTGGCGTTCGCCGCGGCGGGCCACCTGCCGACCTATTTGGACGACGCCGAGCACGTCGCGGGCGCGAAACACACGTACATCCTCCGGCACGGCGGCGAGGCGCTGTTCGTCCACCGGTCCGGGACGAAGATGCTCCCGGGCACGGAGCCGGCCCGCATCGGCCTTCCCGGCGAGGCCGACGCACTGGCGATCTTCCGGGAGGTGTCGCCGGTCACCGTCAACATGGGCTGTTGGGGGCTCGGCGACGGCGTCCAGGGCATGCTCGCGGTGGGCGCCCTGGCCCGGTCGGCCGGCCCGGTGGTCTACAAGGTCGGGCCGCGGGCGGTCCCGTTCGTCCAGCTGTTCGACTGCGGGGCCGTTCGCGTCGAAGAGTCGGAATGGGATCACAACGCGAGCAAGGATCTCCCCGGCCCGGCCCGCCAGGCGAACCGTGGGTACTGGCAGGAACTGCGGACCCGGGGGGCGAAGCCCCGCGTCCGGCGGTACATGGAGAACGTCGGGGCCCGCGGCGACCCGGTCATGCCACGGCTGAAGGACCCGGGGCAGATCCGGGCCGCAGGGCAAGACTGGGCCGGGGCTGTGGTCCTGTGCCCGTTCTCGTACTACAGCGACCGCGAATGGTCGGTCCCCGCGTGGCGAGCCCTGGACCGGATGTTGACGACGGCCGGGTTCCGCACCGTGATCCTGGCCGACGACCAGGAACGGGCGACCCTTCTGCCCGACGTGCCGAAGGTGATCGGGGCCCCGGCGGACCGCGTGGCCGGCGTTCTGCTCAATGCGGCGTGTGTCGTCGGCCTCGATAGCGGGCTCTCGCACCTGGCCGGGGCCCTCGGCGCCCCAACCGTTGTCCTGACCGGTCAAACGTCGGGCGAGTGCGTGTTCAGCTGCTACCCCTCGGTGCGGTGGATCGACGGCCCGCTGCCGTGCAAGGGCTGCTGGTGGCAGAGCCCGTATTCCGAGGCGACGTGCAAGGGCCACTGCCCGAGCCTGTACGCGATCGGCCCCCACCAGGTGTACGCGGCGGTTGAGACGACCGTCCGCGGCAGCTCCCGGCTCGCCCGGCTGGCAACCACCACCCCGTTCCGGCCGTACACCGAAGCGGACGACGCCGAGCAGCTCCGGCACCTCGACGAGGACGGCTGGCTCTACGGCGGCCGGCGGTACGTGTGTTCCATTCTCGGGGCCGTCCACGAGGAACTCATCCAGCTCGGCCGCCCGGACCTGGCGAAGTGGACCCGCGAGGCGGTGGGCATGGCCCGCCGGATGCACGACCAGGGCGGGGATCAGGACCGGCTCGACTGGGCGACCGGCTTCCGACGGTAGACCCCACGGGTGAAAGATGACCGACCGTTTCACCGGCCGCCGGGTGCTGATCGTCGGCGACCTGATGACCGACGTGGACATCCACGGGACCTGTACGCGATTCGCCGCGGAGGCCGCCGGGTGTCCCGTCATCCGTGAGGATCGCCGGGAGTCGCGGCCGGGCGGGGCCGGGGCCGTCGCCGAGATGGTCCTCGGCCTGGGGGCAATCCCCGATCTGGCGACCGGACCGGAGACATCGATCCGGACCCGGTTCTTGGTGGGTGGCCGGCAGCTGTGGCGGCACGACATCGACGCCCAACCCCCGGCCCCCGACGAGTCGGCGCGCCTGTGCGCGACCGTTGAAGCGGCCGTCCGCCGGGTCGAAGTGGTTCTGATCAGCGACTACGGCCGCGGGGTCTGTTCGCCAGCCGTAGTGCAGACCGCGATCCGCGGCGGGCTCGCCCGCCACCTGCCCGTGATCGTCGACCCGCCCCGGGGGCAGGATTGGTCGCCCTACCGCGGGGCGACCCTGATCAAATGCAACCGCCCCGAGTGGGAGGCCGACGGCCGGATCGGAGTGGCCGGCGGGGTGATCGTGACCGACGGGCCCCGGGGCATGACGCATTTCCGCCGCGGCCTGGAGGCTGCCCACTACCCCGCCGAACCTGCCCCCGTGGTCGATGTGACTGGGGCTGGAGACATGGTGCTCGCGTGCCTCGGGGTGTGTGCCGCGGCCGGGGTCGACTGGCCGGCCGCTTGCAAGTTTGCGAACGCGATGGCGGCCCTCAAGGTCCAACGCCGCGGAGCTGTACCGGTCGGTCACCCCCGGTAGGTCGACAACTCCTCGCCCGGCGTCGGCCACAGGCTCCAGAGCGTGGTCGACCCGTCCGGGTTGTCGACCCCGACCGCCGACGTCGACAGGTCGCCGCCCGGCGGGGTCGCCCCGAACTCCGTCGGGGCCAGCGTGTAAGCCGCCCCGGGGGCGTTGCGAAAGTCGATCGGGCCGACGAGGAACTGCGAAACGAGTTCACCCCGTGGCGTGTACACCCAGGCCCACGGGGCCCCGCCCTGACCGGCGGACAGGACGATTTCCGCGGGACCGTCGCTGGCGACCTGGCCGGCCTGGACCTCCAGCCCACCGCGGAAGCCCGGGGCAGCGGCCAGGAACCGGTTGAGAACCTCGCCGTATCCGTCGGTCAGCACCACGACCGGCCCGCCGCCCGGCCCCGCGGTGAGCACCAGTTCGGGCGGGGTTGTCCCCACCCCGGGCACGTCGTCCACGGACACCCCGCCCCGGAACGATTCCTCGAACGCCAGGAAGCTCGCGAGCAGCTGCCCCTGCCCCCGCGGCACGTTCGTCGGCGTCCCGTCGGGCAGCACCGCGGGTACGAGGTCCGGACCGCCGCCGGAGTAGACCTGCACGACCGGGCCGCCGCCGGACCCGGGGGCCGGGGCCACGACCGTATCCGGACCGGTTCCGGGGATGAGGTTGTCGACCACGATACACTTGACCGGCCCTGCGAACCCGTCGATCGCGGCCTGACCGACGGAAACGAACGCGGGCACGTCACGGCCTTCGAGGGACTCGACGCGGAGCATGTGGCTCACCTGGGGAGGAGACGGGCGACGAATTATCATTCGGACGGCCCGGGGTGGATATTTACCCAAGTGCTAACCCCGGTGATAGATACGCCGCCGTCACTCAGGCCGAAGTGAGCTCCACGAAAACACTTAAGCACGGCGGAATTTTTCAGAGAGGCCGCCGGATGACCGTGCGGGCAGGCAGCTCCGGTGGGGAGGATGAGGCCAACGGGAGGGTGCGGACGTGGGGCGGATAATCTCCGGGACGTGGACGACCAACCAGACCCTCCGGCCGCTCTACGCCGGCGAAGACGTCGCCTGTGCCCTCGCCGGCACCAGCCCGACGGACCCCACCGGGTGGGCCGTCCGGTTCACCCTGGTCCCGGCCGGCGGTGGAACGCCGGTGGTCGTGACCTCGGGGATCACACCCAGCGCGTCCGGGGCCGGCCCCTACGCCTGCACCTTCTCCGTCCCCCTGACCCACGCCCAGACCGCGGCCCTCGCCCCCGGCGTGGCCGGGTGGCAGTTCGACCGGGCGGATGCCGGGAGTGAGCAGGTCCTGGCGGACGGGACCGTCGAAGTCCTCGCCCCGCGGGCCCCACTGCCGTAGTGCGGGCGCCCGCACTACCCTCTCACCCACGCCCGAACTACACATCCCGATCGGCTCTCCGGCAGGCAAGCCCGGCGGGCATCATGCCCCGTGTTGTCAAACACGAGGCCCGCCCGATGCCAGAACCCACGCCCGACGGGTCTCCGTTCACGCGGGACTTCAGCCCCCGGACCCGGGTGTGGATTCAGGGCGGGTTCGCCGGGGTCGTGTGCCTGGTCTTCCTCGGGCTGGTCGGGGTGACCATCTCCCAGCTCCAGGGGCTCCAGAAGCAACTCGCCGAGCAGGCCCGGGAAGACCGGGTGATGTTCCGGGATGAGCTGCGGGACCAGCGGAACGAGCTCCGGGCTGCGGTCACGGAGATGCGGCGGGCGGTCGACCGGCTGAACGACGACCAGCGGACGGTCAAACAAGACGTCCACACGCTCAAGTTCGGCGGCCCCGAGGCGTTCAAGGCCCCGTCTCCGCGGCCCGTGCCCGAGTGAGACCACCCGGCCGGGATTCCGGCAAGAATCTCCCCGCGCCGGCACGTCGCCCCGCGGGCCAAACGACCGGACCCCGGCCGGGTCCGTTCCCCGACGAGGCGCCCGAGATGCCCAGTTGCACGATCCGCCGACTCCCGCCCCACCTGGCCGAGCACGCGGCCCGGACGGCGGCCTGGCACAACCCGGCCAACTGCCCGTCCCGGCACCCGGCCCTGGGTGCACTCGCGCCCCAGCACATCGCCCTGCTGACGAGCAAATATTGGGGACCGAAGGGCGTGGACCTGACCGTCCAGTTCCTCGACCTCGGGACGACCCGGGCCCGCGACGTCCAGCTGAAGCAAAAGATCCTCGCCCACATGAACGCCTGGGGGACCCGGGCCAACGTCCGGTTCCATGAGGTCACCAAGGGTAGCGGGCAGGTGCGGGTCGCCCGCGGGCAGGGCGGGTATTACTCGTACCTGGGGACGGACATCGAGCACGTCCCGACCAGCGAACAGACGATGAACCTCCAGGACTTCACCCTGGACACCCCGGACAGCGAGTTCTACCGCGTCGTCCGGCACGAGACCGGGCACACGCTCGGATTCCCGCACGAGCACGAGCGCGCCGAAATCATCGCCCTCCTCGACTCGAACAAGGTGATCAGCTCGTTCATGGCCTCGCAGGGCTGGAGTCGGCAGGAGGTGATCGACCAGATCCTCACCCCGCTCGCCGCGGGCGACATCCAGGCGACGGCCGCCGACGTGCGGTCGATCATGTGTTACGAGTTCGATGGGAGCGTCACCAAGTCTGGCCAGCCCATCCCGGGCGGCCTCGACATCAACGAGCAGGATTACTCGTTCGCGGCCTCGATCTATCCGCCGACTGCTGCCCCCACGAGCCCGCCGCCCTCTGTCGTCCCGCCGGTCAGCCCACCGCCCCCGGTGTCGCCGCCGGCCCCGTCCCAGCTGTCGGTGACCGTCGTGGTCGACCCGGTCGGCAAGAAGGTCGTCGGCTCAACTGTGAGCTAACGGACGCCTTGCAGACAGAGCGAGGTGAAGTGATGGCAGTCAACGTGAACACAGGCGAAGTGGACAACGACCTGAACAACTTCCTGGCTCGTGTTGCCGGGGAGCAAACGCCCCTGGCTCACGCGGCGTGTTCTCCGGTGTCCCACGCAATCGATGTGGCGGTTCGGCGAGGCCGGACGATCGGCCTCGTCCAAGGATTCTGGCTGGGTTTCGCGGTCGCCTGCGTGGTGTTCGCGGCGGCCTACATGCTCTTGAAGTGAATTGGGCGAGCACATCCTCGCACCCGGAGGTCGGTATGCGGAGTCTTCTGTCGCTCGGGTTGGTGCTCCTGGTCGCCGGGGTCGCGTCGGCGGACCCGCCCCAGGTCCCGGCCCGGGTCGACGCCCCGGTCGGGCGTCCGACCTTGTTCACGATCAAGCCGGTTGCCGGTAAGCGGGTCGGGGTCGGGAAGGGGTTCGACCCGGCCGGCCTGGTCCTGACCCGGAACCTGTCCGATGACCCGACCGTGTACGAGTACCAGGCGTTCCCCAACGCCCCGGGGGTCTACTACCTGACCTGGTGGACCGAGGGGGAGGTGACGCCGGCGTACACGGCCGTCGTCGCCGCCGGGGCACCCACGACGGGGACCGCGGCCCCGGCGGCCTCCAAGGCGGCCGCCCAACCGGCCAAGGCCGACCCCGCCCCGATCCCCGCGGCCCAGACGTTCGCCCCGGCCAAGCTGGCGCTCGTCGTGGTCGAGGACACGGCGGCCGCCGCGACCGCCCGGGCCGAGTTCTTCCGGGACCTGCAGCTCAAGACCCGCCTCGACTCGAAGGGCCACGCCTGGCGGGCGTTCGACCGGAACGTCAAAGACGCGACCGGGAAGACGCCGGACGACGCGGCCCCCTACCTGGCGATCCGGAACGACGCCGACGCAGCCGTCCCCCTGCCGAAGTCCGGCCCGGTCCTGTTCGTGGTCGAGGCCGACACCGGCGAGCTCCGGTTCGCCGGCCCGTGCCCGAAGACGCCAGGCGAGATGCTGGCGGTGCTCGAAAAGACCGGCGGGTGAGCCCCGCCGGGTGGTTCGTGTTTTCAACCCGAGGATCAAGATGCTGACGTTGTGCACGCTCCTGTTCATCGTCGTCTTGGCCGCGCTCGCGACCGGGCGAAGCCGGTCGGCTCTTCGGCTCGCGGCCGTCCTGGTCGCGGTCGCCCTCGTCGCCGCCGACGCCCCGGCCCAATACTGTGCAAGCCCGTCGACCTACCGGGCCCCGAGCTACGGCTACTCGCCGAGCAGCCCCTACCCCCCGGCGTACGGGGGAGTGTACGTCGGTTCGGTTTATACCCCGACCTACGCCTGGTCGTACCACGCCGCGGGGATCTTCCAGGGCCGGTGGTATCCGGCCGGTGAGTACGCCTGGATCGACAACCAGTGGTATCGGAAGGGGTACGGGATCGAGTACGGGACTCCGGTCGCGACGTACTGCCCGCCGCCGGTGGTGAGCCCGACCCCGGGCGAGAACGCCCTGGCCCTGGTCCACCAGCAGAACGAGTTCCTGTTCCGGCTGCTCCTGACCGCCCAGCAGGGTCAGGTGCCGCCGACGGTCGTCGCCCCGGCCCCGCCGGCCGCCCCGGTCGTGGTCAACGTGCCGGCGGCCCCGGGCCTGACCCCGGCCGAAGTCGCCCGGCTGAAGGCCCTGCTCGCGCAGGTGCCCGCCCCCAAGCCGGAGTAACCGTTGCGGCGGACTCTCCCCCTCCTGACGGTGCTCGCCGCGGCCGGCCTGGTCGCGGCGGTCCCGGCGGTTGAACCGGCCCCGCCACCGCGGGCGGTCGAGTCGCCACCGCCCGGCGTCCCCCCGGCGGCAATCCCGAACCCGGATTACGTCTGCCGGATCGCCGCCTGGTGGGTGACGACCTACGCCCAGCAAGCCGAAGAAAAGGGCCGGACGCCAGAGGAACGGGCGATCTTGCGGAAGGCGGCCGAGGACGACACACACCACTGGTGGTTCGTCGCGTGGCACGGCACGGGCCTGCCGCGGGAGAACCTCGATCGACAGAAGACGGCGGCGTCCTTCTGGTTGAACAACCTGCACTTCGCGACGTCCGCCATCAGGTTCCGGGACGTCCCCCGGTCGAACGGACTGCTGCAGTGGGTGGACATCCGCGAACCCGGTTGGTCGAGGGCGGCCCTGACGGCCGTGTCCCGCCGGGACCTGATGTTCCGGGAACCCGCGGTGGACAACCGGATCGCCGAGTTCCTCCGGCGGTCGATCGGCGTCGCCCAGGACCCGAAGACGCTGGCCGTCGAGGCGGTCGTGTGGGGCCCGCAGCTGCTCCGCGACTCGTTCGAGTCCCAGCGGAGCCCGACCTACTACGACCTGCTGTTCTCGGCCCAGCGGTTCGTCCCGACCGGCACCGCGCTCGACCCGCCGGTGGAGGTCGACACCGGCGAGGTCAAGTGGCGGACGGAGAAGCGGACCGTCGACCACCCCGGGGGCGAGTACCGGTACCCCGACGACTCCGGCCAGGTGGTCCAGGCCCCGAAGGGTCAGTACGAGGTCGAGCTCCGGTTCAAGGTGCCGGTGCGGAAGCTGGTGATGCCCCGGCCGAACGCGACCAGCGGGTTCAAGTTCGTCGACTTCCCGCAGACGTTGGAGGACTGGGAGGACGCCTTCCGGATCAAGGGCGGGAAGGCCCGGGCGGTCGCCCTGGGCAAGGCCGTCCGGGTGTTCCAGGGGGCGATCGTCGCCGGGTACAGCGACGACCCGGTGAACGGGTCGGTGGTCGCGAGGAAGAACCGGGCGGTGCGGATCGAGCAGGGCGAGTTCGGCCCGGTGATGGAGACGTACGACGCGATCAAGGGGACCGGGACCAAGAACTACATCGAGCAGGCCCCCCGGCTGGCCCGCGGAGAGGAACTCGATGCGGACGCCTTCGAGGTGCTGGCCGGGCTTCCGGCCGGCGGCCAGGCCACGGGGCTGTTCAACGGCCAGCGGAAGCGGATCGAGGTGGCCGACGGAGGGATCGCGAAAGCACCGGAGGCCGCGAACAAAGCCCACAAGCACGTGAACTTCCCGAACGTCCGGACCGGGGCCGACTGTATGCGGTGCCACTGCCTGGCGTACGGCGTGATTCCGCCCCGGGATCTGGTCAAGGACGTGTTCGACGTCGGGGTCGACCTGAAGCTGAAGAACCCGGCCGACGCGGTCCAGTTCGCCGGGGTGTTCGGCAAGATCGACCGCCGGCTGGCCGGGTACCAGGGGGGGTACAAGGGGCTGATCGAGGACGTCACCGGCGGCCCGGACCGGCCGGCGTGGACCCCGGCCCAGCTGGTGGGGGAGGTCGAGGAGGGGTGGGACCGGTACGACCGGCCGGTGGACCGCGAGCTCGCGGCGGCCGAAATGGGCGTCCCGGTCGCGATCCTGAACGGGCTGGCCGTCTCCACCCTCGGGGTATCGGCGAAGTTGCTGGTCCAGGGGCGGACGATCCCCCGGGACGTGTGGGACGAGGACGTCCGCCCGGAACTGGTGCGAGTCCTGGCGGCCGACAAACAGGTGGAGATCCGTCCATGAAGCGGTTCGCGATTCTGGCCGTCCTGGCCGGCGTGCTGGCCGGCGTCCCGGCTGCGGCCCAATACCCGCCGCCGTACCCGGCCCCGTGCCCGGCCCCGGCGTACCCGGTCGCCCCGGACACCGTCCTGGTGCCGCTGGTCCAGCGGGTTTATTCGAACCCGGACTACTACTGGTCGGTCCGGGACTACTACCGGGACGCGAACGAGTTGGAAAAGAACCAACAGCTCTCGGCCCTGATTCAGGCCCTGCTCGCCAAGCAGGTCGGCCAGGATCACGCCCCCGCCGCGGCGGCCCGCCAGACAGTCGGGCACCGGTCGCTCGGGAAGCTGCCCGCCCCGGTCCTCCGCGGGCAGCCGGTGGCGGCCGTCCGGAAGGGCGGGGACGCCGGGGCCTACCTCGCCGGGGCGTGCGTCCGGTGCCACGGGGCGGGCCGGGCCGCCGGGGGGATCGACCTGTCGAACCCGGACGCGGTCGCCCCTGCGGACCGCGAGGCGTGCGTCGAGGCGATGGTCGACGGGCGGATGCCGAAGGGCGGGGCCGCCCCGTCCCTCGCCGAGGTCGCGGCCGTCAGCAAGTGGGCGGCCGGGAAGTAGCCGAACCAACGGCCCGTCAACTCCGGCGGGTCTCATTTGGGAGGAGATCGATCGTGTTGCACTTGGCCCTTCTGGTCGCCCTCGCGGCGGCCGACGTCGGACCGGTCGCCCCGGCCGACGTCCAGTTTTCCGTCGGCCCGCGCGGGCGGGTCCGGGCTCTGCCCGCCCCCGTCCTGCCGGTGAACGGGTTCGCCCTCCGGACCGGCCCGTTCGGCCGCCTCCGGGCCGACCCGATCGTAGGGCTCGGGGCCGGGGCGGTTCAGGCCCCGGCCGCCGGCTTCGCCCCGGCCGTCCGAATCCCGGCCCGGGCGTTCGTCCCGGCCCCGCGGGTCCGCCCCGGGTTCATCGTCGGGGCGGCAAGCACCGGGTACACCGCCCCGGCCGCGGGCGTCGTGGCCCACTCGACCACGACCGCCCACTACATCCAGGCCCCGGCGGCACCGCCAGCGGCAACGGTCCTGCGAAGCGTGACCTACCGGTCGGCGGTCGCCCCCGCGGCAGCCGTGCTCCTGCGGGACGATTCGGTGTACGTGCCCCGGGCCGCCCCGGCCGCCACGGTCGTCCTTCCGCACGACACGGCCGACCTGTGCCCGGTGGCCCCGGCGGCGGCCCCGGCCTACGGGACCGGGTGCGGGACCATCCCGACCCCGCGGGCGACCGTGATCGTCCACTAGCCGTACAGCCCGGCCGGGGTGGAGGACCGCAGGGAGAGGCGGCACCTCGCCCCGGCCGGGCTGATCTTCCGAAGTGCTCTCCCGTTGTCACTGGTGAGATATGACAAGCGAGCAAGTTCTCCGGGGCGACCTGCCCCCCGTTCAAGACCTCCGGGCCGACCTGTCCGCCGCGACGGCGGCCCTGGCCCGGTTCCAGGCCCGACTGGATGCGTCCACGGCGACCATCTTGTCCACGGCGGCCACCTTGACCCCGGCCAACGCCCTGAGCACCGCCGACGTCCTGCGGTACCTGGCCCTGGTCAAGAAGTGGGAGCCGCAGGTCGAGGCGTACATCACGCAGGGGGTGACCCTCGTCCGGGACATCCTAACCGACGCGGGCTATCTGACCCCGGCCCAGTCCGAGTTCGCGTTCCACGCGGCCGTGGCCCACTTCGCCGAACAGAAGGGGATCGAGCGGGGCCTCTTCGGCGGGGGCAAGTTCATCAACCTGATCCTCACCAATCTGCCGGAGATCCTGGCCCTCGTCGACAAGTTCACCGCGGCGGCCGGGGACGCCCCGCCGCCGGCGTAGGCCGCGTCCACCACCGCCCCGGCCCGGGCGCTCACCGGGCCGGGTTCCTCCTTCGAACCCACGCATGTCCGACCTGCCCACCGAATCCGACCCGATTCGCATCGTCGAGGGTGATGCCATCGACGATGCCCGCCGCTTGCCCGCTGGGGTGTTTGACGCGGTCGTGACCGACCCGCCTTACGGGCAAACCAACGAGCGGTACGACGGTCCGGATGCGATCTCGCTCCGCCCGGACATCTGGCGGGAATGCCTTCGGGTCTGCAAGCCGAACGCGGCCCTGATCTCGCTCGCTGGCGGCCCGACCTACCACCGGATCGCGTCGGCAATCGAAGCCGGCGGGTGGCGGGTGCGGCAGATGTGGGGGTGGGTGTACCGGGATGGGATGATGACGACCGCCTACCCGGGCGACGGGTTTGATCGGCTCGCCCCGGCAATGGACCCGATCGTCTTCGCGACCAAGGGGAAGGTGCTGCTGAACGTCGAGCGGGAAGGGGATCACGCCTGGGACCGGTTCACCGGGCGAAAAGATCCTTACGCCTCGCCCTCCCTGAGTGATCGCTGCACACACGGGCTTCACACGCGCAAGGCGGTCGGCCGGTATCCCCGCACGTTGACCGCCTCACCTGATGCCAGTGATTTCGAATACTTCGTGCTCCCGCGGGCCAGCGCCACCCGTGGCGAAAAGCTCGGCCACCCGAACCAAAAGCCGCTCGCCCTGATGCGGTGGCTGATCGCCAAGCTCCCCGGCGCTCTCATCCTCGATCCGTTCGGTGGCTCGGGGACGACGCCCGTCGCCGCAATCGCCGAAGGTCGTCGGTGCGTGGCGATCGACCAGGACCCGCGGTACGTGGCCATCGCCCGCCGCCGGGTCGCCGAAGCCCTCGGCACCGGTCTGTTCGTTTCCCCCTGAGAGATCTTCCCCATGACCCTGACCGTAACCCAGCTCGAATCCCGGGACACCCCCGCGGCCTTCGACCCCACCTACCACGTGGCGAACTTCCAGCCGATCCCGGGCTGGACCGGCCCCGTCTCGACCACTTCGGCCGACGTTGACGGCAACGGCACGCTGGACGACGTGTACGCCGCCGGCCAGGGCGGCAGCGCCGACGTCGTCGTGTACTCCGGCGGCACGCTCGGGGTGAACGAGACCGTCATCGGCCCCGAGGGCCGGCCGGTCCAGCAGCCCGAGGGGCTGGGCTCGGTCCTCTTCTCCGGGATCATCTTCGACCCGTCGTTCCGCGGCGGCGGGGACGTGTCCACGATCCGCCAGGGGGCCGGCCTGCCCGACGAGATCCTCGTCATCCCCGGGGCCGGGGGCGGCCCGGTCGCGGCGATCATCAGCCTCGACACCGCCACCGGCGGCTCGACGGTCAACACGTTCCTGTGCTACGACGACGTGAACTATCGGGGCGGGATGAAGGCGGTCGTGACGCCGGAGACGCTCAACGGCCCCGACGTGATCATGTTCCTGCCGAACCAGGGCGGCGGGCCGGTCGTGTCGGTATTCGACCAGACGGGGCAGCAGCTCTCCGAGCTGCTGGTCGGCGCCCCCGACGACCGGAGCGGGGATTACGGGTTCCTCCCGGCGGGGGCGCTGGTGACCGCGACCGACGGGAGCGGGGCGGAGATCTTCTGCGTGACGAACCCGGACGGGTCGGTCACGGAATGGGACTGGTCGGGGGTGTCGCACGGGACGTTCGGGCCGGACGTGGGGTGATTCAGGAAGTGGGTTAGACCGGAGCGGCCCGCCGAGCTCGGCGGGCCGCGTGCGTTGAATGGGTGCGGGCGCCCGCACTCCCCCGCTGGCTCAGCCCGGCCCCCTCGCCCACCGCAGGACGGCCGCCGAGAGGGCCGCATGGGCGGCGTCCCGGGTGGGGTAGTCCTTGACCACGCCGGTCCACGCGGCTTCGGTGGTGTAGTCGCGAAGGTGCGAGTAAATCGACTCCGGCAGTCCGAACGGTGAGTCGTCGTTGCACACCCACCGGTATCGGTCGCCGCCGTCCCGCTCATCTTCCCGAAGGGGTTCCCGGTCGGTCACCCGCACTCGTGTCACCGGTTCGCGCCGCAGGAGGTCCCGGCACCCGCCGACCCGGCCAGCCCCGGAGCAGTGCGGGCAACGGTCACCCTGTCGGTATCCGTTGTGCCGGGGCGAGGTCGTCGCCCAGCACTGACGGCACCACTTCGCTCCTGGTCCGGCTGGGGTGTCGCCACGGTCGACCAGTCGGCCGCCGCATGCTCCGCACGTCGTCTCCCGAACGGGTTCAAACGTCGGGATCAACTCGTATCCCCGGCCGCCGCACTGATCACAGGGGGTGCCCATGAGGGCGGCCAGGTCGGGGACGCGGATCTCGTCCACGAATCCGCGGCGGACGGCAAATGATGGCACCACCACATTCGAATCGTGCCGCAAGCAGACGATGGACGGTTCGACCGGTTTCGGGAACCACACGTCGTGGTGACGCTCCCACGCCTCCTGCTCACGCTTGCGGAGCACGCACACCGGGCAGAACCCGCACGGTTCTTTCTTTGCCCCGACTTCGATCACGTGGCGAATGTGCGGGCTTCTGGGCGGTCCGCCGGTTGACCGTGCCCGCGGGAACGGGCAATCCGGAGTCCTGGCCAGTTCGCACTGAGCCCGGATGAACCCCGCCCGCTCTGCCTCCCCGTGTTCGTCCAGCCAATCGGCGTACACCAACCGCGGGGTATCCTCCTCGGGGTGCTCGCGGATGGCGGCCAGGAGGGAGTCGCGGTCGGTCATGCCCCTTTCCTCTTCACTATCTCGACCGCGAGGATCTGCGCGTGGCACACGAGCGGTCCGGGGTCCACACCCGGGCAAACCTCGTCCGTCGTGCACCAACACCCGAGCGGTTTCGCCCCGTGCTCGCATTCCTTCCAGAGCCGGGCCAGGTCGGCCTCCAGCGTGGGCCGCCCCAGGAGCCAGGATCGGTAGCGGTCGAGACAGGCGGTGAGCGATTGCCCCGGGCGGAACGGGTTGCCCAGCGGGTGCCCCGGCCAGCCCGCGAACCGTCGGCCGACGTAGCACACGCCAGCGCGCTGTTCGGGCGTCCGGAGCCCGCGGACGTCGGCGATTCGGATCATGTCGCGGCCCCCGGCTTCCACGTCCCCGCCGCGATCGCCTCCACCGTCTCGACGTCCCGCACGTCGGCCCCGGCCAGCACCGCGTCCACGGTCCGCAGGGTGCTCCGGAACGCCGCCTGGGCCGACCCGGAGACGTGCCGGACTTGGGCGATCAGTTCGAGGGCGGCCCGGAACCGATCCCGGTCGTGCTCGGCCAACTCCGCCCGGCAATCTGCCCGTTGAAACTCCCCCGCGTGGACGGGTCTGGCGGCGACCAGATCCGCCGCGTTCCGCATGTCGGGGTACTCGGCCGCGGTCTTCGGGAGGTTGCACCGGATGAACCCGACGGCCCAGGTCAGGGACTCTCGGAGCCGGTCCCGCTCGGCCCGGAGGGTGGCCGCGATGCTCTGGTCATAGGTCATCAGCTCGCGCAGATAAACCGCGGTCTGAACAGGCGTCTCGTGCGGTGACCGGGTAATAATCACTGCCCCGGCCTCTCCGCCGATGTCGTGTCGCCCCCGGTACTCAACCGGAACGTGCCCCGCCTTGCTCGCCCAGACGAGCAGCGTGCCCACCGGGGTGTGCCGCAACTCGGACGTGGTCATAGTGCCCCCGGAAACAAGGTGGCCATCGCCTCCTCGGTCGCGTCCAGTTCGGGCTGGAGTCGCTCGCCGATGGCCGCCCGCTCGGCGTCCGACAGCCCCTCACTTAACTCGGCCAGGCGCCGCATCTCCGCCAGCAACCGGCGGGCCTTCGTCTCGACCTCGATCTCAAGCGGACTCGGCATAACAAGACTCCTTATACTCCCTGCTCCCCCTTCTTCCCCCGCACCCACCGGCACCACGCCCCGATCGCCGTGACCAACGAGGTGACGTCCGCCGCCCCCTTGACCAGAGCCCAGCCGCTCGCCGCGGCATCGCCGGCGAGGGCCACGGCCTTCGCCACGGCGATCCCGGCCGCCCCGGTGGTCGCGATCCCCGTACACCAGAGGCCGCTGCCGACGGCAAATGCGAATGTGACGATGACGACGCGGACGGGGCGGCGACGGTTTGGTCTGGGCTGGCTCATGACGGCCCTCCTGTCGGGAACTCCCGGACCCGCAAGTCGGCCGGCCACTCGGCCGGATCGCCGCCCTTGGGGTCGGTCAACTGGATGCGGCAGTCGGCCCCCTGGTAATCCTCGCGGAATCCGTGGATATGGTGCTCGACCGCGAAGGTGGCCAGGGTGTCCGGCCAGTGGGTGCCGAAGTCGCTGGCCCCGCCGAAGTGGTCGTTGCGATCGACAACCGTGTGGCCGAGTTGCTTGACGAAGGCGGGCACACCGACCGCTTTACACTGCCGAACCAGACTTCGCACCCACTCGACCCGAAGTTCCCGCCGGCCCTTCCCGCTCTCGCCACCGACGATGACCCAGTGGATGCCCGACAGTGCTCGCTGGCCCAAAACCTCCACGGCATCCGAGCGTCGAGTGACATTCGAAAATTCCACCGGCCCCAACAACGGCTCACAGCTCAGGAACCGGACCGCGGCCGGGGTCTTCAGCAGGTGCGGGATACGCTCGTCGGCGGTCTGCTGATTCTCAACACTCACACCGAGCCAGACGTTGGGTGGGAAGCCGCCGTAGATCCGCTCTGCCCAGTCGTGCGGAACGAATCTGAGCACGTTCTGGGGGCGTTTGGTGAGCAAGAGCCAGTCGAGGTTCGGGGTGTCGCGGATCAAGTCCCACAGCCGCCAGCGGACGTCAGCCATCGTCGCCAGGTGGCAGCCGTCCGGAAGGCCCGCCGCCGGGACCGGCGAGTTGGACAGTGACCCGCTACACCACCAAAGCGGGTTGCCGTTCGCGGCCGTCACGGGGCCGGTCCAGTCCTCGAACACGTCCGCCAAACTCGCACAGAACACCCGGTGCCGCTCGCCAGCGGCTTTCGCCTTCTCGTCCCACCGGACGGGCGCGGCCCATCCCGATTCGCCGTTCTCGGCCGCGACCACCCGCGTCCCGTTCGGCCCCCACTCGCCGAGCACCTTCGGGTTCCGGCCGCTCATCGTCTCGGCATAGCAGTTCCGGCACCCCTCGCTCACCTTCGAGCAACCACGCCACGGGTTGAACGTGTGGTGCGTCCACTCGATCTTGCTGTCAGCGCCCATTACCACCCTCCGCTCTGGATCTCTCCCCGCGTCACCCGCCCCTCGATGAGCTTCCGGATCTCGGCCCGGACCTCATCCTCCGTCTTGCCCTTCCAAAACGCGCTGCGGTCGGTGACCCCGGCCGCGGCCTCCAACTGGCCCCAGTTCACGCACCGCCGCCAGATCCGGTCGACTTCGGCCTGGATGGCCGTTTTGGCGCGGCGGGTCATGTCACTTCTCCCGGGCTTCGAGCATCGCGGCCGCCAGGCCGTAGGCTTCCTCGGACAATCGCTGTCGCCCGCCGGAGGGCATCCGTCGCGGCCTCGCGGGTCAGATACGCCTTGACGGCCCGGCTAACCCTGGGCGAACTCCTGGGAATGAACCCGTCGAGCCGGTCGAACACCTCGCGCGGGAGGTAGTCGAACTGGTGCTCGTCCGGGGCATCCTCGGGTTGTGGATGCCAGAGCCAACGATCCTCGAACGAGAGCGGTCTACGATCGCGCATCTCCTCGGCCACCGAAACCGCCCCCGCTCGCCGCAACCGGTCGATCTCAGCGGCGATGAGGGCCCCGGCGATCGTCAGCCGGCGGATGTAGTCGGACCCGTACTTCTCCCGGACGTGGGTTGCCCGCTCGTGAGGCCAGCACCTTCGGACCTGTGCACAGTCACCGAGTACATCGGTGGCGACGCGCACGGCACAGTCGAGCAACTGCCCGTCCGTCTGCCGGTCGTCGCTGGCCGCAACCCACCCGTTGGAGAGCTGCCGATCGCGCTCGTCGGCGATCAACTCGGCACCGTCCGGGGCGTCCGGGTGGTAGGCCGCACTCGGGCCCTCGGTCTCGAACGGCTGGTCGGTGTTGTCGCTCATCGCGTCCTCGCTCGGTTGATGGGAGGGGTGCGGGCGCCCGCACCCCGGGAAAGGGTCACTTCGACAGATCCCGCATCGCCATCCACAGCCGCCCGCCAGCAACTGTCCGACTCGCCCCGGCACCCCGCACGCGAAACCGCTGGCCTTCGGTCGTCACCGTCAGCCACTGCTGGTGGGTGTGCTGGAGCACCGCCCCGCCCTGGTCCTGGAGCCAGTCCGCCAGGATCTTCCACCGGGCCGCGTTCGTCGGGTCCTGGCAGGCCGCCGCGAACAGAGCGTTCCCACCGTCGTCGGGCACCGCGGGGGCCTTCGCGGGAAGTGGGCTCGCCAGCGTGGCCGCCCGCATCCGGGCGTGCCGGGCGCCCGTCCGGCTGGTCCCCTCGAAGTAGCCCGGCTTGATCGTCGGCACGGTCGGCCCCTCCGCCGATTCCTCAGTTCCACCCCAGATCCCGGGCCATCTCCTCCATCTCCTCCGGCGTCATCGCCCGCTCGCCCCGCGGGTCCTCGGCCGGGTGCGGGATCAGCCCGGCCTGGACGATCGAGAGGAGGGCCAGGACGTGCTTACACGGGCCGTCCGGTCGGTAGACCGACGTCGCGCAGTCGCAGGTTGAGTCCTGGCCGTTCCGCGAGACGAACACGTGGTACGGGTCCAGCTTCCCGACCTTGTGGCAGCTGAACGCCCGCCCGTCCCACCCCGAATCCGGGTCGAACTCGCGGACCGTGTACATCTCGTCGGCCTTCACGCCCTCCGTCTGGATCGTCAGCAGGCCGTCGGTCCGGCCGTCGCGGCTCGGGTCGAACCGCATCGCCCGGCGGCGGCCGTTGGCCAGGGGCGGGAGGACGTCGATCAGCGGGCGGGGCAGGGTCGGGCAGCACATGGGCGGGCTCCTGGGTTCGGGCTGGTGGGGATGGGTCAGGCCGCCTGCGACGGCCACGGCTGTTTCGGGGTGGCGGCGAGCCGGACGATCTTCCCGCCCTCGCGGACCGCCTCCGCCTGGTACTCCCCGTACTCGGCCGCGTACTTCCTGCCCTCGGTCAGCTGGTAGACCGCTTCGAACGGCTGGTCGGCCGAGCCGGTCCGGGTCAGGAGCCCGAGCTCGACCAGGTCCGTCAGGAACTTCCCGTCCTTGGTCCGCCGGCTCATGTCGAGCCGGAGGTGGGTACCCGGGAGGGTGGACTTCGGTGCGCGGGCGAGGGCCCGGAGCACCTTCCAGTCGGCGTGGGTGATCTGGTTCAGCACGGTCGTGTTCTCCGGTGGGTAAGGGCGGGTTGACTGCCTCAGATATCGTGTGTATACTTTACTCAGGATATTTTTCGCGGTCAAGTCCTCCTTGCGGATTTTGTGTGTATGAATAACACACGCCCTATGGGCCGAAAGAAGTTGGGCCGGGATCGCGTGAACATCACGCTCCCCAAGGGGATGTCCGACGAGCTTGCCGCGGCGGCGAAGGAGAAGGGCTGGGACAGGTCCCGGCTCATCGAAGAACTGTGCGCGGGGTTCCTCAAGCGACGGGAGAAAGAGCGGGCGAAGGGGCCCGCCCAAGAAGAGCAAGAAGAGATCGAATGAAGATCATTTGTTCAGCGGCGGCGTAGAATTGTTCCGTTTATCCCGGAAACCCTCCGGCCTGACGCAAAAACGCCCTATTTAGCCGCCACCCGCCCGGCCTTGCCCCGGAGATCGGTCGCACTACAAAACCCTATGTGGCAACTGGTTTTGTCGCGGCAACCAGGCTATCGAAACATCCTTGACATTGTGGGGGTCACTGGTTCAAGTCCAGTAGCGCCCACTCGCTAAGAGTGGAGATGGCAAGGATTTAGGGCGGTTCGATAGACCGGTTACCGCGACAACCGACCTGGGGTTTACGGGACAATTCCCGGAAACTCAGGTCGGTTGCTCCATTTCCGGGGGTACGCGGCGTGGCACGTCCAAAGAAGAAGCACCTCGGCGAACCGAAGATCCACAACGGACGCGAACGGGTTTGGTGGGACGGGGAGTGGCACGACCTCGGGCCCGAAGGGTCGACCGAGGCGAAGGCGAAGCTCGCCCGACTGACCGTACTCTGGGCAAAGGACCCGACCGCCCCGCTCCGGCCGAAGGCCGACTACCTCGTGGACGAACTCTGCCGGGATTACCTCGCATCCGACGACTCCCCGGCCGAGGGGCAGCAGCGGGAACGGGTAGCCCTCGCAGCCACCCTGCTGACCGAACGGTACACCGGGGTCCCGGTCGCAGACTTCGGCCCGGCCGACCTCGAGGCGTGGCAAGCCTGGCTGTGCGAGACCCCATCTTCGAAGTATCCGGATCGGGCTCGCTTCAACATCACCACCGTCAAGGATCTCGTCTGGACGGTCCGCCGGATCTGGAAGTGGGGCGTCCGGAAACGGGGGGTCGCGGTCGAGAAGCACCAGGCACTGCTCACGACCGAGTGGCCCAAGTTCGGCGCCGCCCGCGAGCCGAAGGTGGTCGAGCCCGCCGACCCCGCGGCGGTCCGGGCGATCCTGCCGCACCTCCGGCCTCCGCCCCGGGCGATGGTCGTCCTCCAGCTCGCGACCGGGGCCCGGCCGAACGAGCTGTGCGGGATGCGGGCCGGGGACGTCCAGCGAAGTGGCCGGATCCACATCGACGGGGCCGGCGTCCACGACCTCGACCAGCTCGGGGTCTGGGTCTGCGTGCTCGCCCAGCACAAAACGAGGTGGAAACGGAAGCCCCGGTGGCTCACGTTCGGGCCGGACGTCTGGCCCATTCTCGAACCGTTCCTCCAGCGGGGGCCGGAGGAGTTCTGTTTCTCGCCCCAGGAGTCCACGGCCGCGATGCGGGAAGAGAGGAAGGTGGAAAGGAAGAGCCGGAGTGGCGGATCCGGCGGTAACCGGAAGAAGCCGGCCGCGGAGCCGAAACTGAAACCGGGCCCCAGGTATTCCCCTCGCACCTATCTGCAAGCCGTCAAGCGTGCGTGCGTGGCGGCCGGGGTCGCGGAATTCGCACCCTACCAACTTCGGCACGCCGCCGCGGCCGAGATCAAGGCCCTGTTCGACTTGGACGCCGTCCAGGCCCTTCTCGGCCACCACACGAAGACGATGGCCGAGCACTACGGCGGGGTGGCCTTTCGGAAGGCGGCGGAGGTGGCGAAGGGCCGGGCCGGCGGGTAGTGCGGGCGCCCGCGATCTCAGTCCGGCGGGAGCCACCGCCGCCAATCGTCCGGGCCGGCCGGGGGCGTGTGAGCCGGGAGTGCGGGCGCCCGCACCGGCGGGGCGGGTGGGACGGGGACGATCTTGTAGGGCACCCCGGCCTCGAGCTGGCCGGAGACGCCCGGGGTGCGGTGGACCCACTCGCTCGTCGCGTCCCCGTCGCCGCGGGTGCCGGGGGGCGTCGGGGGCGTGCGGCAGGGTCATGCCGCCTCGTCGTCGCGGTAATCGTCGAGCTGGAACTTGCTGACGAACGGCGCCCAGACCTCGGTCCCGTCGTAAAACCGGATCAGCAGCCGGTCCTTTTTCTTCGCCAGCAGCTGGCCCCCGATCCCCAGGCCCATCCGCATCTTGCCGTCGGGGCCGGGCGTGTCGAGGAAGACGTACGCCCCTCGTCTGATCTCGTGCTCTTTCCCGTTCACGTCGGTGACCAGGGCCGGCGACTTCGACCGGAGGTCTCCTCGGCACGGGGCCCAGGCTTTGGGCAGGCTGGCGGTGGCAGTGGGCATGGGCGGACTCGGGTTGAAGGACAGGGTGCGCCCGGGACGCCCCGGGTAGATCAAGACGGTAACCGCGGCGGGCGGGCCGCGCCGACCGCGGTAGCGGGCAATCCGGCCGATTTTGGGGCGGCCGGCGGGCGTGAGCTCACCGGCGGCGGGGGTGGCGCTTGCTCCGGATGACCCCGACCAGCACCCCGATGATCGAGCTGTCGGGGTGCTGGTCGAGGCGAATCGGCTCGACCTTGGCGTTACACGGGAAGAGCCACTTCACGCCGCGCACTTCCCGGTAGATCTTGAGCGTCATCTCGCCGTCGACCCGCGCGACGACCTCGTCGCCGATCGCTGCCTCCGGCTGGGTCCGGACCACGACCAGGTCGCCGGGGGCGATGTGGTCCTCGATCATCGAAGTGCCCGTTACCCGGAGTCCGAACATCCCGTCCCGGCAGAACTCGTCCTCGAAATTGAACAGGTCGTCGTGGTCCGGATCGGACACGGGCATGGGGCGGCCGGCGAACACCGTCCCGAGGACGCGCAGGGACGCCCGGGAGTTGCCGTCGGGCAGGTAGTACCCGCGGGCGATCCCCTCGGCACGGGCGAGCTCGCCGGCCGCCACGAGGCGGTCGAGGTTCCGCTTCGCGTGGTTCGGGTGGGCCAGCCCGATCGCCGCGCCGACCTCGGCGATCGTGGGCGACCGGCCGTGCTCCTCCACGTACCGGCGGAAGAAGGCGAGGGCCTGCCGGTCGTCTTCCAGCGGGGCGGGGCGGGGCATGGGATCTCCACTCGCAAACCGCGGGCAGGGTGAGCCGCGGGCTAGTGGTAAATAAATATCACATTCCCCTTGACCGGGTCAACAGGAGTCGTCTAAATTCGTGTGGGTTGAGTGATGGGATAAATGCCGATCTGACCAATGATGCCGTCGGCACGGATTCCGCGCTCGATTTTCCCCGCCGGGGCAAGCTGCCGCCCCGTGGACTATCCCCTTCTCCGGACGACCGCCCATGACGACCGCTGCCGACCTCGAACGTGACCTCCGAGCCTACGCCACCGACCACGGGCTCTCGTGGGAGCGGATGGTCGAACTCCTCCGCGTTGTGGCGCGAAGTGGTAGTCCAAAGACCACCGAGGAGTTGAAGCAACTTAACGACGCCGTCTCGGTGGTGTGTCCGGTGTGGGCGACGGGGATCGTGATTCTCCACGACGACGACGGGCGGTTCGCCGGAGACGTCTTTCTGGACAGAAAAGGCGAAACTACTTTTTGCCCTCCTCGCCCAACTGCTTCTCCTTCTTTTTCATCTCAACCCTGAGCAGTCCCTTGAAGAAGGACTGAACATCATCCTCCATAAAAAACTTCTCGATTGTCAGTCCTCTGTGGGTCGCAACTAGACCCACAAGCTGAGCATCTTCTTGCCGCACTTTCAGACCGCTCTTTTTGCCGCTACCGGATCCACTTTTCGAAGAGGCCATTGGCGTAGCCACCATCGGTGATGCTCCTTCGGGAACTTTTTGCCCCCGAACCTAAGTGCAAATTTATCAACCCGTTTCCTGGGTTTCAAAACCCTTTTCAAAAAGCAATTCGCTTGTTGGGCTTGACTCTTTTACACCTGAGTTTACACTTCTTCTCAGAAGTAAAAGAAACCGGGTTGAAGTGACTTCAAATGACCATCGACGTCTCCAGTGTGCTCCCCCTGCCGATCGCCTGCGAGCGTTTCGGCATCGAGTACACCTCGCTCCGCGAGCTGGTGAACGCAGGTGTGTTCACCAAACACGTATTCGACCCGGAGAACAAGCGTCCGCCGATCTTCGTCCTGGTCGACGAGTTGAAGGTCTGGAAGGACGCCAAGGACGCGGGGCGAAATGCCGCGGAGGCAGTGGTGACGCACCGGCTCAACCTGACCCGGCCTCACGACCTCGGCGAAGCGGGGGCCTGACTATGCCCGACCTCGACTGGACCCAGGTGCAGCGCGGGAAGGTGTACACGGCCGCCGATGCCGCAGTCCTCCTCGGGCGGCACTACCGGACGATCACCCGAATGGTCGAGTCTGGTCGCCTGACGCCGCTGCCGAGGCAGGCCGGGGAACACATGCGTTTCCTCGGGAGCGAATTGCTCCGGTTCCTCGGCGGCCAGCTGGCGCCCGCGCAAGGGGAGACGACGGCGGAGCGGGCAGGCCGGGCGAAAGCGGCCCGAGACGAGATCAAGCGGATTGCGAAGCGCCGCCCCACGGCGGCCTCGGCCTGAGCACACGAGCCGGCCGCGGTGACCTCCTGGCACCCGGCACCTCCGTCTGCCGCGGACCCCGGACAGGGCGTACCGGGGCCGGCGGCCGGCTCAAGACCCAGGACCGGCCCGCGGGAGCGGGCGCCCCCGAAAGCGATCACCCGGCAGGGCAGGCCGGGGGTCGGCGGGCCGGTCCTTCTAACCGACCAACCCGCGGGGTTGGGGGAGCCTCGGCACCGGAGGTCAGGGCTGCGAATCACGGCCCGCAGGTGTGAGTGTCGCGGCAGTTGCTCGGGTCCAAGACCAGAAGAACGCCGCAGCCGGAGGCCGGGAAAAATTCCTCCCGGTTGATCCGACACCGTCAGGCCGGGAGTAGCAGTCCCGGCCTGACACCTGATCCCGTGGTCCAGCCCGGTCACGGACGCCCCGGAGCAGCAACGGGGAGACGGTGGTTCAAATCCACCCGGGATCGCTGAGAGGAGATAGGGCCGTGAAGCGGTGTCATCCACGACCGAGGAAGAACGAGAAGCCGGTCGAAGGGATGGCCGTGATCGCGGCCGGGGCCGTCGACCGGATGTTCGGCGGCGACCTCCGCGGCTGGCTCCGCGACCGGAACCGGGTCGCCCTCGGCGGCCGGCGCGGCGCCCGGGGCCGCTAGCCGACCAGACGAGATCACCGACGGACACAGCGCCCCCGCATCGCGGTAGTGCCGCGCCGGGGCGACACCGACCAGGGCGGGTCGGCCCGGGCTTCACCTCCGCGGTGTGCGGGGGTGGCCAAGAGGCGGCCGGAGGCCGACCTCCTGTTCCGACGGGCCGGCCCGCCCCAAACACCACGGAGGGAATCGCGGTGAAACGGTACCTGACGGGCATCCTGGTCGGGTGCGGTCTGTCCGCCCTGGGCGGAAATGCGTGCCTCTGGGTCACCGGCGGGAGTCATCCGCCCCCGACCCCGGACGCCGAGGTGCGGATGCTCCGCCGGATCGTCTACGACCCCCACACGGGGCAGACCCGCGAGACCCGGCTGCAGACGACCGTCTACCCGCCGATCCCGCAGGTGCAGCCCGACCCGGACCCGGCGGATCTGATCCCGGCCCCGGCGGTCCCTTTCCCGGTCCCCGGCCCGGTGCCGACGAAGGGAGTCACGGAATGATCGCGCTGCACAAGAATCTGGAACTGGTGCCTCTGACCCTCGAACGCGTCCGGGTCCTCGACGGCGTGACCGCGGGCGTGGTCCGGGGCGAGTTTTACGGGCCGTTCGCGGCCGTCTACGCCCGGGCCATGCTGGCCCTGCCCGACCTCTTGGACACCGCCGAGACGGGCACGCCGATGGAACTGGTCGCGGCGGTGAAGCGGTTCCGGGCGGCGGCCCTGGGAAAGCCGCCGGCAGTCGACCAGGATCCGGAGCCGGGAGGTTTCGAGCTGACCGCGGAAGACGAAGAGGTGCTCAGGATCTGGCGGCGCTGACCGCCCAACGAAACACCCCGGCCCGGTCGTCTCGGGGGATTCGACCGGGCCGGGGCACACGAGGAGACGTTCATGGTATCGGCACCCAACCCCAACGGACAACGTCCGAAGTCGGCCGGGCAGGCAGCTTCCCGCCCCACAATGCCGGACGGTTCCGGTGGCGCGGCCCTGCCCCGCCCGGTCCGGCCCCTGTTCATGGTCGGGGTCATCACCCCGACCCAGGACGTCCACGAAGCCGCCCCGCTGCCCGCGACCCTGCCCGCGGCCGAGCGGGACGCGAAGCTCCTGGCCCGGGCGCTCACCTGCCGCACCCGACTCGGGGCCTGGCTGGCGGGACTGCCCCGGTGGGCCCGGGAGGAGCGGGCGGACCTGGTGCGGTGCGGGGTCGACCTGACCGGCTGTCATGTCGCGGTCCTCACGGTCGCCCCACCGCGGGCCGACGTGGTCCACGGCCGGGCCGCGGTGTGTTCCTTTCGTCCCGGCATCGTCCGGGCGGCTTGATCTGAAAGGCCGGCTGTGACCCGACGGACCCTGCTCACCCGGCACCGGCTGTCGCCCGGCCAGACGCTCCGGCTCGGGGCGGACGCGATCCTCACGGTCTCCCGGCTCGTGCCCGGGGCCGTCGAGCTCTCGATCCGGTCCCGGGAGCTGGTGGTGTCGGGCGACCAGTTCCAGCCGGGCGATCGGGTCATGATCGCCAAAGGCTGGCACCCGGCCTGGACCGCCCGCGGCCGGGTCGGCCGGGTGGTCGGCGCAGAGGCCTGGGTCGACGTCGACGACTTCCCGGAAGGGCTCTCCCCCGCGGAGGTCCCGCCGGCGACGAATGCTCCCGCGGACCTGGGACCGGGCCACTGGCTCGCGGTCCCGGTCAAGGATCTGAAACCCGCACTGTGAGGACGCCCACGTGACACGCTACGCCCTGGTTGTGGTGCCCGAAGAGGGAGAGATCGCCGTCGTGGACGATCCGCGCGACCACCCGGTGAGGGCCACGGTGATCGCCCGGGGGTCGGCCCCGGAACTGGTGATCGCGGCGGCCCGGTGCTGTACGGCGGCAGAGGTGCACGACCTCCGGGACCGCCTCGGGCACGTCAACCGCGAGCTGGGCCGGCGCGAGAACGAGGCGGCCCTCGCCGCGGGCGGGTGACATCAGGAGATCGAGGCCGACCGCAGCATACAGAGTTGTGCACCGGGCCCTCGCCCGGGGGTGTGGGTGCAACTCCCACCGGTCGGGCTGCGAATTAACCCAACCCCTTCCTCCCGGTGCCCCATGCTCAGGTTCCAGACCCGCCCGGCCCAAGAGAAACCCATCCGGGTATTCGTCCACGGCGTCGAGAAGATCGGCAAGACCTCGTTCGCGGCGTTCGTCCCGAAGCCCGTCTTCCTCATGTCGAAGGGCGAGGACGGGCTCGAGGTGCTGATCTCGAAGGGCCAGCTGCCCGACGTCCCGTACCTCCCGGTCTGCCAGACCTGGGACGACCTCCTCGACCATTGCGCGACGCTGGTGAACGAGGAGCACGACCGGCAGTGGGTCGTCCTCGACGTCTGCCGAGGGTTCGAACGGATGTTGGAGGAGTGGGTCATCCGGGAGGAGTTCCGCGGCCAGGGCGACGCGTTCCACGACTTCGCCCGCGGGCGGAAGACCTCGGTCCCGCTCTGGAAGGACTTCCTCACCGGGCCGCTCGACGCCCTGTGCCGCCGGGGCCTGAACGTCCTGATCCTGGCCCACTCGAAGACCAAGAACGTCCGCACCCCGATGGGGGAAGACCTGCTCAACTACTACCCGGACTCCGAGGAGTGCTACTGGGACGAGACCAAGAAGTGGGTCGACCAGATCCTCCACCTGACCCGCCGCGGCCTGGTCGACCGGAAGAGCCTCCAGAAGGCGAAGAAGTTCGGGGACTCCGAGAAGTACAAGAACGTCGAGGCGGCTGAGGCCCGGATCGTCTGCACCGATCAGAGCATCTTCTACGTCGCCGGCGGCCGGTTGGGGCTGCCCGACCAGGTGGACATCCCGACCGTCGACCGGCCGCGATACCCGTGGGAGGGAGCCGAGGCCGGGTGGGCGGCCATCTCCCGGGCGATCGCCAGCAGCCGGGAGGCGTGCCTGAAGGCCGCCGAGCAGTGGGCCCGGGATCACGCCCCGAAGCCGCTCACCAAGGACGAGTTCGCCGCCCTCCTCAAGCGGAAGGGGAAGGACTGGGGGGCGGCCCTGCGGGCGATCGACTGGAACGAGAAGACCACGTACCTCCGGGACAAGACGCCGTTCGAGAAGGTCGACCCGGCCCACATCACCGTGTACGCCCGGTGGCTCGAAAGCCAGCCCGACGCCCAAGTGCCGGCGCCCGCACCCCCGCCGCCGTCAAACTCCCCTCCCCCGCCCGCCGGCCCGCAGTCCGGGCCCGATGAGGCCAACGAGTACGACCTCGACGGCGACTCCGGGCCCGACACCGACCGCGAGACCGACGGAGCGGAGCCCGAAGGGCCGGAGCCCGCCGAGCCGCCGGCCGAGGGGACGTCGCCCCCGCCCCCGGCCCCCGGCCGGGCCGGGGAGGACATCCAGCGGGCCATCCTGACCCTGACCCACGAGCTCGAGCTCGGCTGGCCGGCCGTCCGCGACAAGCACGCCAAGGCCCTCGGCCTGACCGCCCGCCCGGACATGCACGTGTCCGAGCTGACGCCGCAGCAGGCCCTCGTGCTCAAGGGCATCCTCGAGGCCGAGGTCCGCGACCGGAACTCCCGCAAGCGGCCCCTCCGGCGGCCCGAATCGGCGGCCGTCTGACGACGGGGCGGAGATCCGGAACCGGGACCTGGGGGCGGGCGATGGGTGGCGAAGAACCTGATCCGATGCTGGCGGCGGCGATCCGGTACGCCGCCGAATTCGACTGGCGAATGGTGATCCTCCACCGCCTGGACGACGGGCCCGGCGGCCCGGTCTGCTCCTGCGAGAAGTCGGGCGGCTGCAAGTCGGGGGGCAAGCACCCGCGGTTGCCGCAGTGGCCCAAGACCGCGACCAGCGACGCGGGCCAGATCCGGGACTACTGGAAGGAATGGCCGGGGTCGAACGTCGGCGTAGCCCTCGGGAGCGGGTCCGGGATCGTCGCGATCGACGTGGACCCGCCGAACGGTGAGGACTTCCTTGCCGCCCTGGCTAACCGCGACCTCCCCCAGACCCTCGAACTGACGACCGGCAAGGGCCGGTCGCTCCTGTACGCGATCCCCGAGGGGATCGAGATCGAGCCGAAGACGACCTGTTACCAGGACGTCGACGGCCACGAGTCGATCCGACTGCAGGGCACCGGGGCCCAGCGGGTCCTGCCGCCGAGCCGGCACCCGTCGGGCCGGCGGTACGCCTGGGTCCCGGGCCGCGGGCCGGGCGAGGTCGCCCCGGCCCCGATGCCGGGGTGGCTGATCCGGGAGATGTGCCGGCCGGAGAAGCCGCCGCAGGTGGACACCGCGGACGGGCCGGCCGATCCCGACACGCCCTGGGCCGACTTCAACCGCCGCGGGTCGTTTGTGGATTTCCTCCGTGACGCCGGCGCCAAGCTGGCCGGCCGGAGGGGCGACACGACCTTCTGGACGAGGCCCGGGAAGGACGCCGGCGTCTCGGCCAGCCTCGGCCACTGCCGGGCCCGGGACGGGACCCCGGCCCTCTTCAACTGGTCGGGCAACTGGCCGGGCTTGCCCCCCGGCTGTTACGACCTCTTCGGCGCGTTCACCCGGCTCGTCCACAAAGGGGACTTCGCCGCGGCGGCCCGGGACCTTCTCGCCAAGGGGTTCGGGGCCCGGCCGATCCGGGGCGGGGCGATCGAGGCCCGGATCCGCGGGCTCGAGGCCCGCGTTCGCAAACTCGAGCGGGCCCTCGCAGAGGCCGAACTCCGGCTGGAGGGGGTCGCCGGTGGCTGACGACCCGCTCGACGAGGCCCGCCGGAAGGCACGGGAGCAGCGGGCGGTAACCCCCGCCCCGCCCGTGCCGTGGGAACCACCGGTGGACTTCGGGACGATCAGCGTCCCGCCGTTCCCCGTCGACTCGCTCCCGGCCGACCTGGCCGCGTTCGTGGCCGACGTGGCCGGGGCCACGAACGTCCCGGTCGACTACCCCGGGTGTTTCGCCCTGGCCGTCGCCGCCGGGTCCATGGGGGCGACCCTGGCCTGCTCGATCAAGGAGGGGTACGTGCAGCGGGGCTCGCTCTACGTCTGCTGCGTCGCCCGGAAGGGGTCGGGCAAGACGCCCGCGCTCGAGCTGATCGCCGAGCCGGTTTACAACGAGCAGGCCCGCCTGCGGCGGATGGGGGACAAGAAGAAGGTGTTCGTGTCCGACGTGACCGCCGAAAAGCTCGCCGACCTGATGCACCAGGACCCCCGCGGGCTGCTCCTGATCCGCGACGAGCTGGCCGGCTGGCTTCTCAGCTTCAACCAGTACAAGGCAAGCGGGCACGGGAGCGACCGGCAGTTCTTCCTGTCGGCCTGGTCCGGGTCGCCGGTCAGCGTCGACCGGAAGAGCAAGGACACCGAGCCGCTGTACGTCCGGTACCCGTGCCTGTCCGTGGTCGGGACGATCCAGCCGTCCGTCCTGGACCGGTTCCGGGCGGACGCGGACGACGGGTTTTACGACCGGGTGCTGTTCTGCTACCCGAACGAGCTCCCGCTGGTCGGGGAGAACTGGCTGACCGTCAACCCGGCCCTGGCCGCCCGCTGGGCCGAGGCGGTCCACGGGCTCCGCCACCGGACGATGACCGAAAGCCCGGAAGGCCCGCGGCCGTTCTTCCTCCGCCTCGACGCCGAGGCCCGGGGCATCTGGCAGGCGTGGACGGCCGACGTCGCCGACCAGGTCAACGCGGAGGGGTTCGACGAGACGCTCCGCGGGCCGTCGGTCAAGCTCGCCGGGTACGCGGCCCGCCTGGCCCTGATCTCCCACGCCCTCCGGGTCGCGTTCGGGGAGTCGGTCCCGTCGGAGATCCAGGGTGAGGACATGCGGCGGGGGGTCGCCCTCGGGTGCTACTTCCTCGGGCACGCCGTGCGGGCCTGGACCGCGTCGGGGGTCGACTCCCGGACCGGGCCGGCCCGCAAGGTCCTCGCCTGGCTCAAGAAGAACGGGCAGGCCGCGGTCTCCCGCCGGGACATCTGGCGCGGGCTCCGGCGGTCGTTCGATTCGACCGAGGCCCTCGACGCCCCGATCAAAACGCTGGTCGAGCACGGGTACATCCGGATCGCCCCCGCCTCGCTCCGGGAGAAGGGCGCGACGACCCGCTACGAGCTGAACCCGGCGGTCCTCCCCGACCCCAAGCCGTCGCCGCTGTCACCGGGGCTGTCACCTGTCACCACCGGCACCAAAGTCACCGGTGTCACCACACCGGACGACTCGCCCGCGGCTGGTGACGCGAGTGACACTGGTGACTCTGGCGACAGAGGTGACGCTGGTGACGTGGCGACGGTGGTGACAGATGCCGGGGGCGGCTGACGCCTGGGCCCTCTGGCACCGCCCCTCCCCGGCCCCGGGAACCCGGCGGCGGTGGCGGGTGGTGGCGACCGCGGAATCGGCTGCCGCCCTGATTGCCCTGATCGGGTGCGACGGACTCGCGGGCGGCGACTGGATGCGTCTCCCGCGGGGCAAGCACCCGAACGACTGTGACCCCGAGAAACGAGAGGACCGGGTCCACAGCTGGGAGATGCCGAAGCAGCTCGCCGCGGTCCCGGACGACCCCGACGACGTCCCGCTCGACCAGACTCCGCCCCAGGTCGACATGTACGGCCAGGGTGAGGGCGAGGACGACGACAGCGACCACGACGACAGCGTGCTTTGATCCACCCCTACAGTGCGGGCGCCCGCACCTCCCCCAGGAGCCGACCGTGAGTTTTCTCAAAGGTAGCGTGACGTTCACCCGCTTTCGGCACGACCTGCCGAAGCCGAAGAACTTTAGCGAAGACCCCCACCTGGCCGCCCTGCGGAGCCGGGCGCTCGGCCGGAACTGGCTGGGGGTCGACACCCTCGTCGGCTGGTCGGCCGGGGAGAGCGTCCTCGACGAGGCTTTCACGGAACTGAAGAACGTCTACCCCGACCACCTGGCGGTCGACCTGTGGACCCAGACCAACAAGCTCCCGGGCGACCTGCTCCACGCGTACTACACGGCGGACCTGCGGGCGCTGTCCGCCAACAACCCGAGCGGGTACCCGAGCGCCAAGCAGAAGCGGGAGGCCCGGGAGTCGGCCCGGGACCGGCTCGAAGAGGAAGCCCGCGACGGCCGGTTCCGCAAGCGGAAGTGCGTCCCGGTCCTCTGGGACGCGGTCCGGAACGAGGTCTTCCTCGGGTCGACCTCAGCCGCGACGGCGGAGAAGTTGGAGCGACTGTTCCAGAAGACGTTCGGGTCGGACGGCTCTCACGGGGTCTTGCCCTCCGGCCACCTCCGGGCCATCACCGCCGGCGAACTGGCGGTCCGGCTTTTCCCGGCCGCCGAACACGAGCGGCTGTCCGGGTTCGTCCCGGGGACCACGCCCGAGGCCGACGGCCCGGGGTGGGCGAAGGATTCGGTCGACTTCCTCGGGAACGAGTTCCTGCTCTGGCTCTGGTTCTTCGCCGAGCAGCACGGCGACACGCTCCAGTTGCCCGACGGGTCCGAGGTCACATTCATGTTCTCGGGCGGGGTGAAGGTAGACGACCCGCGTGGGCAGACCGGGCACGGGACGCTCAACAGCCGGTCGGCGGTCCGGCTGCCCGAGGCGAAGGCCGCGGTCCGGGCCGGGAAGCTCCCGCGGAAGGCGGCCCTGACCCTCGTCCACCACGACGACCAATATTCGTTCGTCCTCGCGGCCGAGACGCTGGCGGTGACCTCGGCCAAGCTCCCGCCGCCGGGCGAGGACGTCAACGGCCGGGCCCGGGAGGAACACCGGCTCCAGGCCGTCCGCGACCTGGCCGAGCTGGTGGAGGCGATGTTCGAGGCGTTCCTGACCCGCCGGCTGAGCCCCGGCTGGTCGGCCGAACTGCGGGAGATCCAGCAGTGGCTCGCCCGGGGCGGGCGGGTCGCGGCGTGAGGTGGGGTGATCTCGCACAAGAGGAGGTGACCGACCATGCGGCTGATGATGGACAAGTCGACGCTCCAGACCGCGGCCGCCACCGCGGCGACCGTGGCGAAGTACGCCAAGGACAAGGCGGTCCTGTCGTGCCTGAAGCTCGTCGCCGGCGAGCGGGTCGAGGTGTCCGCGACCGACCTGGAGACCGGGGTCCGGCTGACCCTGCCGGCCGCGGTCGAGGCCCCGGGGGTGGCGGTCGTCCACGCCAAGACGGTCGCGGACTGGCTCAAGCTCGCCCCGGCCGGCGAGGTCTCCCTCCACCGGGAGGGGACCACTCTCCGGCTGGCGGCCGGGCGGTCCCGGGCCGACCTGCCGCTCGTAGACGCCAAGACGTTCCCGGACGCGATCCCCGCGCTGCCCGCGGTCGCGACCGTCCAGTTCCCCGACCTGACCGCGGTCCTGGCGGCCCTCCGCCGGGTCGAGTTCGCGACCGGGAGCGAGATCCGGGGCTTCATCCTGACCGGGGTCCTGTTCGACGTGGCCGCCGGGCGGGTGACCCTGGTCGCGACCGACTCCACCCACCTCTCGACTCTGTCCGTCCCGGCCGAGACGGACGGGACCGGTTCCTTCCTCGTCCGGCCCGACGGCCTCCGCGGCCTCGGCGGACTCGGGGACGGGGCGGTCACCGCCCGGTTCTCGACCGGGACCGTCGCGTTCTCCGCCGGGCCGGATGAATTGTGCACGCGACTGGTCGAGGGCCGGTACCCGCCGTGGGGCAAGATCCTCGAGTCGTGCCGGAAGCCCCTTGCGAACGCGGCGAAGGTCCCGCTCGCGGTGCTCGCCGCCGCGGTCCGCCAGGCGTGCGTGACGGAGGACGACACAACCCGCCTGGAGTGCAGCTTCTCGCCGGGGTTGCTCGTGCTCGCGAGCCAGGGCGACGGGGCGAGCGGGCGGGCCGAGGTCGACCTGCCGGATTACGCCGGCCCGGCGGTCGACGTGGCCCTCGATTCGAGACGGCTGCGAGCGTTCCTCGGGGCGGCCGCGGGGGCGAAGGTCGCCGACGTCCCCCTCACCTTCGGCAAGGCCGGCCAGCCGGTCGTCGCGGACGTCGGCGGGTGGGTGTACATGATCCAGGCCTGCGCGGCCTGAACCTGGAGAACACGATGACCTTCCCGGTTCACACGCTGACCCGGCCGTTCGATCCCAAGACCCGGATTGAGATGGCCCGGCACGACGCGGCCGCGGGGCGGCTGACCGCGATCGACGCCGTCGAATTCGCGGCCGAGATGTGGGAGCTGGGCCGGGACGAGCGGACGGACGCCGAGTCCCAAGCCCTGGTCGAAGCCGCGGAGGACCGGGCCGGTGAACTCCGGGCCGAGATCGACGGGCTTGAATCGACGATCGGAGTCCTTCGCCGCGCGGCAAAGGACCGTCAGGAGGTCGTCCGCCGCCTGGTCGAGCGGATCGCCGCCGGCCTCACCGACCCGAAGGCCCTCGTCGCATCTGCCCAGAAGCTGGCCGAGGCGTTCGACCTGAAGCAAGGCCCGGGCGGCCGGTGGGGTGCGGCATGAAGGGGTTGTCCATCGACCTGGCCATCCTCGTCGCGGAAGTGGCCCAGGCCGGGTTCGGGCAACCGGCCTCCGAGCACCGGTTTCACCCGCACCGGGAGTGGCGGTTCGACCTCGCCTGGCCGGACCGGAAGGTCGCGTTCGAGCGGGAGGGGCTGGCCCCGGGTGGACAGGCCGGGCGGCACAACCGGATCGGCGGGTTCGTGAAGGACATCGAGAAGTACAACGCGGCCCAGATCCTGGGCTGGTGCGTGATCCGGGGGACCGGGCGGCAGATCGAGAGCGGGCTGGCGGTCCGCCAGCTGATCGAGGCCCTGACGGCCAGGAGGACCGAACAGTGACCGCGGCCCCGCCAGTCCTGGACTACCCCACCTTCTTGCGGTCGAAGGCCCAGGTCGGCACGGCCTGTGGGTTCGAGCCCGCCTGGCTGCCGGCCTTCTTGTTCGACTTCCAGCGGGCCCTCGTCGAGTGGGCGGTCCGCCGGGGCCGCGGGGCGATCTTCGCCGACTGCGGCCTCGGGAAGACCCCCGTGCAACTCGTCTGGGCCGAGAACGTCGTCCGCCACACCAACCGGCCGGTGCTGATCCTGACCCCCCTGGCGGTCTCCCACCAGCTGGTCCGCGAGGCCGAGAAGTTCGGCATCGAGGCCCACCGGTCGGCGGACGGGCGGGCGCGGTCGGGGGTCACGGTGACCAACTACGAACGGCTGAACAAGTTCGACCCGGACCACTTCGCCGGGGTCGCGTGCGACGAGGCGTCGATCATCAAGCACTGGACCGGGGCGACCCAGAAGTCCGTCACCCGGTTCCTGTCCAAGATCCCCTACCGCCTGCTTTGCACGGCGACCCCGTCCCCGAACGACTACGTCGAGATGGGGACGACGAGCGAGGCCCTCGGCGAACTGACGCACTCGGACATGCTGGGCACGTTCTTCCGCCAGCTGAGCGACGACGAGAAGAAGAAGCGGGCGACGGCCGACGACATCACCCACAGCCGCCGGCTCTCCTGGCGGGTCCTCCAGAGCTTCGGCCAGTGGGTGATGAAGCCGCACGCCTTCGAGCCGTTCTGGCGGTGGGTCGCGTCCTGGGGGCGGGCCTGCCGCAAGCCGTCCGACCTCGGGCCCTTCCCGGACGACGGGTTCGTCCTGCCGCCCCTGAACCGCCGCGACCACGAGGTGGTACCCGGCCAGCCGCCGCCGGGTCGCCTGTTCCACGTCCCGGCCGTCGGGCTGAACCAGGAGCGGGCCGAGCGCCGCCGGACGCTCGCCGAGCGGGCGGAACTCGCGGTCGAACTGACCAAGCACTCGGACAGCGCCGTGGTCTGGTGCCACCTGAACGACGAGGGCGACCGGCTGGGCCGGGAGATCCGCGGTGCCGTGGAGGTCAAGGGCTCGCAGACCGCCGACGAGAAGGAGGAACTGATCCTCGCCTTCCTCACCGGCCAGGCCCGGGTGCTGGTCACGAAGCCGAAGATCGCCGGGCTCGGGCTGAACCTCCAGCACTGTGCCCACGTCGTCACCTTCGTGACCCACAGCTACGAGCAGTTCTACCAGTGCGTTCGCCGCTGCTGGCGATTCGGCCAGAAGCGGCCGGTCACCCTGGACGTGATCGCCACGGTGGGCGAGGCGAACGTCAAGCGGAACATGGACCGGAAGGAACAACTGGCCGCGCACCTGTTCGACGGCATCGTCCGGTTCATGAACGACGCCCTGTCGGTCAGGGGAGACAAGCACACCCGCCCCACGGAGGTCCCCGCATGGCTGTGATGGACCAGATCGTTACGGACCGGTACGCGCTCTACCACGGGGACTGCGTCGAGGTCCTCCGCGGCCTCCCGGCCGGGTCGGTCGGCCTGGAGATCTTCTCGCCGCCGTTCGGCGGGCTGTACCAGTACAGCAGCGACGAGCGGGACCTGTCGAACTGCATCGGGCGGGACGAGTTCCTCGAGCACTACGGGTACTGCGTCGACGAGTTGCACCGGGTGCTCATGCCCGGCCGGGTTTGTGCCGTCCACTGCATGGACATCCCGCTGAGCAACGCCGGGTGCGACGACATGTTCGACCTGCCCGGCGAGATCATCCGCGTCCACGAGGCCCGCGGGTTCGCCTACGGCGGCCGGCGGGTGATCTGGAAAGAGCCGCTCGCGGTACGCAACCGGACGATGATGAAGTCCCTCCACCACTCGACACTCTGCGAGGACTCGACCCGCACCAGCATCGCCAACGCGGACTTCCTCCTGATGTTCCGCCGCCGCGGGGAGAACCGGGTGCCGGTGGCCCACCCGACGGGCCTCCTCGAGTACGCCGGGGACTGGACGGTGCCCGGCTCGATCGTCCACCTCCGCGGGTTCGAGGGCGACCAGAAGTCGAACACGTTTTCGCAATGGATCTGGCGGCAGTACGCCTCGTCGGTGTGGATGGACGTCCGGGTCGACCGCGTGCTGCCGTACCAGGCGAAGGACGAGGCGGACGAAAAGCACGTCCACCCGCTCCAGCTCGACGTGATCGAGCGGGCGGTCGTCATGTGGTCAAACCCCGGCGAGGTCGTCCTCACGCCGTTCATGGGAGTGGGGAGCGAGGTCTACGGGGCGGTGATCAACGGGCGGAAGGGGATCGGAGTCGAACTGAAACCGGCCTACTACCGCCAGGCCGTCCGGAACCTGGACGCGGTGGGCGAGGCGGTTGGACCGGAACCCGAGGTGGTTGCGGCCGAAACCCCGTCCCTCTTCGGCGATCTACCCCAGGGCCCCGAGCCAGAACCAGCCCCGCCACCCAAACCGGTCAAGCGGGCTGCCCGCCAGCGGAAAGGAGCCTGACCGTGGCGAAAACCAAGACCGCCCCCGCGGCCGACCGGACAACCGCCGAGCCCGCCCCGGCCGAGGTGCGGGCGCCCGCACCTCCGGACCTGCCGGCCGACTTCTCGAACCGCGGCGACGTCGTGCTCGCGCTGCTCCGGCCGAGCCCGACCAACCCGCGGAAGACGTTCCCGGAAGAATCGCTCCGGGGGCTGGCGAACACGATCGCCGAGCACGGGGTGCTGAACCCGCTCCTCGTCCGCCCGCGCGGCACCCCCGGCGGCAATCCGGTCACCTTCCGCGGCGGGACCTGGCACCACCTGGACCACTTCGAGGTGGTCGACGGCGAGCGCCGGCTGCGGGCGGTCCGGGACGTCCTCCAGCAAGACGGGCCGCTCCCGGTCACCGTTCGCAACCTGACCGATCGCCAGGTGCTGGTGATCCAGACGGTCGCGAACGACCAGCGGGAGGACGTCCGGCCCTCCGAGCAAGCGGCCGCGTACGCCCGGCTGGTCGCGGCCGGAATGACCGTCGACGAGGTCGCGACGGTCACCGGCAAGAGCGCGACGTTCGTCCGGGGCCTCATCGACCTGGCGCGGCTCCCGGCCTGGGCTCTTGCCGCCGTGGACGACGGGCTCTTCCCGCGGACCACGGCGGCGCGGATCGCCCGGCTGGGCGAACGATCCCGGGAGCAGGCGGCGGCACGGGCGATCACCGGCCAGGTCCCGCCGGTCGGGTCGGACGTCGCGAAGTGGGTCGCGAAGGTGGTCAAGGACGGAACCGCCGAGCCGATGGCCTCCCGCCAGATCCGGAAGATGCTCCAGTCCGAGTTCACCCGAGAGCTCAAGACGGCCGCGTTCTTCCGCAAGGGCCTCGATCTGCTCCCCGAGTTCCGGGCGTGTGGGCCCTGCCCCGATCGGGCCGGGAACGACCCGGAAGCCCAGGCTGACGGCGTCCGAGAGGATATGTGCCTCAACCCGGACTGCTTCCGCCAAAAAGTCGAGGCGTTCAAGGCTGCGGAGGTTGCGAAGGCGGCCGCCGAGGGCATCGAACCGGCCCCGGAGGAGGTCAACGGCCACGGGCACCCACCGCCGAAGGGCTGGTGTGATCTGGAAGCGAAGTTGTGGCAAACGGAGCTGAACAAGGACGGGGCGGGCTCGTGCGAGAAGAGCGAGGGGAGGCTCGGGACGGTGCTGGGCAAGAAGCATTGCCCCCAGAAGTACCTAGCGTTCGACCAGAACGATAGGCCCCGGACGCTGGTCAAGACCGCGGAGGCCCGAAAGACCCTTCAGGATATCGGTGTCCTGAAGAAGCCGGAAAAGGCCAAGCCGGTCGATAAGCCGGCCGCGAAGAGTGCGGGCGCCCGCACTCTCCCGATCGCCGACCGCTACGGAGCCCGCGTCCAACGGGCGGCTTTCATCGCGGCCAACATCCTGGCCGAGTATGGCGAGGAGCAATTCGCGGCCCTGACCCCCCTGGACGACGCCGAAGAAGGCGGCCCGATCCTCGACGCCCTCCGGCTGGTGGCCCGCGTCCGCGCCTACGGGGCACTGGTCAGCGGCGACCGGATCAGCGCGACCAAGGACGTCCTCAAGGCTCGCTTCCCGGGCATCAAGGCCCAGGTCGGCAGTCACATCGAGGACGAGAAGATCATCGACGGCATTCTGTCCCTCTGGAACGCTCCGAAGCTGCTGGCCTTCCTCCTGCAGCTCGCGACCACCGAGGAGGTCGAACAGGACGGCCCGCGTCGGCGGACCGCGGAAGACCTGCTTGCCTGGGCCGAGCTCGACTGGGCCCAGCTGACCGAGCAGGCCCGGCGGGAGCTGGCCGGCGGGGAGACCGCGGACGAGAAGATCGAGCGGGCCGAGCGGGAGATGGCCGAGTCCACGACTGAGGCGACGGCCCCCGATCCCGAGGCAAAGCCGGCTGCGGCTGAGACGATCGAGCCCGCTGCGCCATCCGCCCCGCTCGTTCAGGACATGCTCCTGGCCGGTCTCCCCAACTTCCCCGACCAGGTGCTCGACGCCCTCGAAGCGAAGGGCGTCCGGGGCGTGTGCCAGCTCCGCGACCTGGCCGACCTGAACGGCTCCGACCGCCCTCCGCGTGAAGTGCTCGCCGCGTGGCTGCGGCGGCTACCCGGGGTGAAGGCCGGGCCGGCGGACGACGCGGCGGCCGCGGTGGTGGCGTACCTCCAGGCGGCCGAGCCGACGGCACCCGAGGAGCCGGCCCCGACCAAGGGCGAGCCGATCGACGCCCTCGGCGTCACCTCCGACCAGCTGAACGACGCGTACGCCGCGGCGAAGCTCGCCCAGGGGAAGACCGGCACGCTCGCCCGGGTCCCGCACGTCGAAATCAACGGCCGACCTCACATCGTCCTGGCGTGTCTCGAAGGGTACCCGGAGAAGACCCTCAGCTGGGAGGTCCGGCCGCTCCACGAGCCCGGGCTGTTTGCCCACAAGCACCTCGGTGTCCGGCTTCGAACGGCACCGGGCTCGGGCGAGGCCGACCTGTACGCCGGCGTGCGGGTCGAGGCCCGGGTCGGCCGGGGGGTCGATCCGCTCTGGCAGGAGCTGGTGATCGGGCCGAAGGGCGAGCAACGGCGGCTGATCCAGGTCCCGGCGAAGGCTCCCAAAGGGAAGAAGGTGAAGGCGTGAAGACCGCCCGCGAGATCGTGATCGACAGCTTCGCCGGCGGCGGCGGGGCCTCCCGCGGGATCGCCCGGGCACTCGGCCGCGGGCCGGATCTGGCCGTGAACCACGACCCGGCCGCGATCGCCATGCACCGGGCGAACCACCCGGAGACCGCCCACTGCACCGAGGACGTGTGGGCCCTCGATCCCCGCGCGGCGACCAGGGGCCGTCCGGTCGGACTGCTCTGGGCCTCGCCCGACTGCAAGCACTTCAGCCGGGCGAAGGGGTCGAAGCCGGTCAGCAAGAACATCCGGTCACTGGCCTGGGTCGTGGTCCGCTGGGCGGCCGAGGCGCGGCGGGCGGTGATGCATCCGGCAGACGCCCGGTGGGAGGGCGACCCGCGGCCGGTGGAGTGGATGAAAGGACAGGGAGGGGCGGCATGAAGACGTCGTCTTACACCGAGTCGTCGGCCCTGGTCAGCCCGTGCGGGACCTACCGCTATTACCTGACCCGGGAGTGGGACCGCCACCGCCCGTGCTGTATGTGGGTGATGCTCAACCCGAGCACGGCCGACGCCCGGCAAGACGACCCGACCATCCGGAGGTGCGTCGGGTTCGCCCAAGGCTGGGGGTACGGGTCGATCGTGGTTTGCAACCTGTTCGCCTTCAGGGCAACTGACCCGCGCGAGCTGGCGAACGCGGCCGACCCCGTTGGGCCGGATAACGACGCGTGCCTTCAGGGCCAGATCGCCGAAGCATCTCGCGTGATTTGCGGCTGGGGCGTGCTGGCCAAGAAGTGGGTGCCGCGGGCCGACCACGTGCTCGGGCTGATCCGGGCGGCGGGGTACATGCCCTACTGCGTCAAGAGGACCCGGGCCGGATTCCCAAGCCACCCGCTCTACCTCCCCCAGGACTTGAAGTCAGTCGCTTACAGAGGCATCCCCCAGTGACCGACGCCGATCTCATCGCCTGGGCCGACGCCCACGCCCCGGTCGGATCGACCCTCGCGGTGGCGGTCCGGCGGGTCCTGGAAGAGCGGGACGCGGCCCGGGCGGTGGTTCTGGGGCTGGCTGAGCGGGTGTACGTGCAGTGCGCGTTGTTGACGAAACGAGCCGAACGAAAGGAGATCGTTGTGAGCGCGACCGACGGTAAGTACGGCGAGATCACTAGCACCGGGAAGCAGTTCCACCCGGGCGAACCGATCTTCATCCTGCGGGCGACCGACGCCCTCGCCCCGCACCTGATCCGCGACTACGCGGTGCGGTGCGAGCTGGCCGGGTGCGACGAGGCCCACGTCGCGGCGGCGCTGTCGCACGCCGAGCGGATCGCGGAGTGGCAGCAGGAGCATCCGGAGTTGGTGAAGAAGCCGGACTGACGCGACGCAGGAGGCGACCGGCCCGCGAGTCACTGCTGGCTCGTTCGAGGTAATCCGGGTCCGAGTCGCGAACCGGCCTACCCCTCGGGAAAGACGAGAGCGGAACGATACCACGGGTCGAGTTGCCGCCCAGCGAACCGTACGAAAGGAGCATGTTGTGAGCACGGGGCCCGAAGTCGCCAAACCCGACGCCCTGCTGACGCTTCCGGAGGCGAGCGTCCGAACCGGGATCGGCCTGGACCGGATTCGCAAGTCCGTCAAACAAAAACCGGAAGTGGCGGCCCTACTTGTCCGACACGGGCCGTTGCGGCTCATCCGGATCTCGGACCTCGGGCGATTTCGAGCCCTCATCGCGGGCGAAGCTCAACCCGAGCCCGAACAATCCGCACCGGCCGCGAAAAGCCCATCAGTCGAGACGATCGCCCACAACGAGGCGAAGGTCCGGCTCGCCAAGGATCTCCTCGAAAGAGCTGGTGTATCAGAAGAGTCGATCGCCTACGTGGAGAGGTCCGAATCGTTCGGACCGGCCCTCATGGTGGCGGCAGACATAATCACGGGTATTCCCCTCCACGAAAAGAAATGGTTCCAAGATTACAACCTGTTCTGGGTCGGACCACAGATCGTCCCCGCCCCGAAACCAGTTGAGAAGGGGCGGATGACGGTGGCTCAGGCGAACACCGCGGCGATGGAGTTGGCGACCCGCCTCGGGGAAGCATTCTTTCACTACTCGGAGCGTCGCCAGGCTATCGAAATTGGCTGCTCCTGGCAGACTTGGGCGAGGACAACCTTTTACAAGACGGCGACTGCCAAGAGAATCGGGCCCAAGTCTCGGCGTTAGCAGTGCGAAGCTCACATCCCGAACCACCTCGCTAGCCGGCCCCGATGGGCCGGCTACTTCCCGTTTCACACCCGTCGTCGGGCGGATCTGTCGCGGAACTGCTTTCGGACAAGGAAGCTCTATATCCCTAACACTCTCTCTATATCTATCTAGATATAGGTAGGTATAAGTATCATTATCCCCTTATAGGCTGATGCCAGTCGCGACCCGCTCCTCTCCCCCGCCAATAACCAACACTCGCCAGAATAATAGTCTAATTCCCGCCTAATTATTCAGCCGCTGGGGCCGGCAGACCACCCCGACCAGCCACTGGCCCGGGCTGGCCCATAGGTGGACCTGCCGCCGCGGGTCGGGTGCGAGGGCGACCCGGGCCGAGATCTCCGCGTGGGCGGCTTCTGGTGATGAATACGGGCCCACCGTGACCTCGATGTTCCGCCGACGGACTCGGGCCCCGTACCCCCCTTCGGGGAGGCGGAACACCCAGCGGGGGAGGACCCCGGGGGGGATGATCCCGCGGTCCTGGAGCTGCCGGATCACGGACCACGGATCTCGGCCGGGCTGGTACGCCCGGACGAACTCCTTCGCGGCCCGGCCGGCGGCCCACTCGGCGGCTTCGGCGCTCCCCCAGGTGGCGGTGCAGAAGGTGCCGAGGTTCAGGGCGTCGGCCTTCGTGGGGCCGATCGGGATACGGGCCTGGTAGCAGCCGATCCCGGACACCCGCCGGACGTACCGGTACCGGGACGGATGTCGGCGCTCCCGGCGGCGCGGCTCCCGGCGGCACGATTGCTGCTTGAGGATGGGTGTGGCGACTGGCATCCGCGCGGCTCCGAGGGTATGATGCACCCAAGGAACCGGCGGAGCCGGCAGGCGAACGTGAGGATTCGGGGCCCGGGGGATCGCTACTCCCCCGGGCCTCTCACGTTGAGGAAGGATACACCCCGGCCCTGCCTGCCGGGCACTCGGTTGCTCACTTCGGACGGGGCTTGCTCACCCGGGCAGGCAACAGGACCGGTCAAACTGGCGGTGTGGCCGACGACCTGCCAGTCCCGAGCGTGCGCGAGATCCGGTTCTGTCAGCATTTTGCGGACTCGGACAACGCCTACCGTTCGTACCTCGCGGCCGGGTTCGAGCCGTCCGAGACCGACGAGGCGACCCGCAAGGCCGCGTCCTACCTTCTCACAAAACCTCACATTTCAGCCCTGGTCGACCGCATCCGGCGGGAGGCCCTCGACGCCGCCCAGGTGACCCACAATCGGGTTATTCAGGGGCTGGCGAGAATCGCATTCGCTGACCGCACGGAGATGTTCGACGAGAAGGGCCGGGTCCGGCCGGTGAGGGAGTGGCCGGAGGATGTGAAGCACACGATCGAAGGCGAGATCGAGGTGGAGGAGCTGTTCGAAACCACATCCAAGAAGGGCGAGCCGAAGCGGAAGGAACTGAAGGGGTACGCCCGGAAGATCAAGACCGCCCGCCGGACCGAGGCCCTGAAGATCCTCGCGCAGTGCCTGCGGATGATCGGGTCGGGGGTGGAGCCGGCGAAGGACGAGCACAAGCCCCTCGTCGTCGCCGGCGAGGCCGACCCCGGGGGGCTGTGAAATGCCCCGACTCGCGTTCTACGGGGCCAACGCCCAGGCCTACAACTCTCGGGAACCCGAGATCCTGCTCGCCGGGCCGGCCGGGACGGGCAAGAGCGTCGCCTACCTGGCCAAGTGCCTGACCCTGCTCGACAAGTACCCGGGGACACGCGGGTTGTTCTGCCGCGGCACCCGCGCGTCGCTCACCCAGTCCGGGCTCGTCACCTGGGAGCGAGACGTCCTCGGGTTCAGTCACCCGGTGCTCGTCAAGAATCCCATCAAACGCCGGGTCCGGCAGAGCTACGAGTTCCCGAATCAGTCCGAGTTGGTGGTCGCAGGCCTCGACGACCCGGGTAAGGCACTCTCCACCGATTACGATTTCATCTACATCATGGAGGCGACCGAGGAGGGTGTCGACCTCGACGTGTACGAGACCCTCACCGGCCGGCTGCGGACCGGGGCGATGCCCTGGCAGCAGGTCATGATGGACTGCAACCCGACCACCCCGGCCCACTGGCTGCACAAGCGGTACAAGGCCGGCAAGCTCACCCTGTACAGCTCGACTCACAAGGACAACCCGCGGTACTGGGACCGAGCCCGGCGGGAGTGGACGCCGGCCGGGCTGGCGTACGTCCGCGGCCGGCTGGAGCGGCTGACCGGGACCCGCCGCAAGAGGTTCCTGGAAGGGGTCTGGGCGATGGCCGAGGGGCTGATCTACGACGGGTTCAGTCCCGACGTCCACCTGCTCCCGGCCAGGTGGCGGCCGCCTGTCGGCTGGCCGGTGGTGTGGGGACTGGACTGGGGTTGGACCTCTCCGTCGGTCCTGGCATTCTGCGCCGTCGACCCCGACGGGCGGATGTACTTCTACCGTGAGTTGTACAAGCCCGGCGAGCGGGCGGCCGAGATGGCCCGGTGGGCGGCCGACGAGATCCAGGTCGGGAGGGAACCCGTCCCCACGGCCATCGTGTGCGACCACGACGAGAAGATGGCGGCCGAGTTCGAGGCGGCCCTCCCGCCCCAGTGCCCCCGGCTGGCGCTCGCGGACAAGAAAGACGAACTGGCCGGCATCCAGGCGATGCAGGGCCGGTTCGACCTGGCCGGCGACGGGCGGCCTCGCGTGTTCTTCGCCCCGGACGCCCTCGCTCACCGTCCGGATCAGGGACTGGCGGACGCCGGCGAGCCGACGTGCGGGCTCGAGGAGATCGGGGCCTGGGCCTGGGACAAGACCCGGGTGACCGATACGCCTGAGAACCGCCGGAACCACTTCTGCGACCCGATGCGGTACATCATGCGGTGGGTTGACGCCAATCTTGTCCCGTACCTCGGTGAGAGCCGGTACAGCTACGACGACACCGCCGACGCGCTGCCCCCGCATTTGCGGTGATGCCGGCAGGCAAGGCGGTCGACCACACTGCCCGTCATGATCGCGTTCGACCTGACGCCGGAGACCCGCGCCCGCCTCCTCGCGGCCCTGCCTCCGGACTGGCAGGTCGGCTCGCTCCTCTCGGGGTCAGCACCCGTGGACGACCCGCAGTACGTGGCCCACCGGGCCCGCGACATCCTCCGGTACCTCCAGGCATGCCGCCGGGACGCGCTCGTTGCCGGCCCGGGGTCGGAAGCCTGGGACCGGTGGCAGCGGGAGGCCGTCCGGCTCCTTCCCCAGGTCATGACGCTCCTGGCCGAGGCGTGCGGGATCGACCTCCCGCGGTAGTGCGGGCGCCCGCACCCGGGCAGGCAATTCCCCGCGGCATCATGGCCCCGCACCCGCTGCGGAGGCCGCCGGCCGTGGGACTTCTCGATTACCTCCGATCCACCTTCTGGCCGAACCCCGCGGCCGCGGCCCGGACGCCGGCCAACCCGTGGGACCCGGGCAACCCGGCCTGGGCCCCCGGCGCGCAGCCCAACCCCTGGGCGGTCCCGTCCGACCCGTCGGCCGACGGCAGCTCCTCTGACCCCTATCACGACGGCCAGTGGTCCCCGCTGATCGCCCCGGTTCTCACCAACCCGGAGGCCGACCAGGTCCGGGCCGACGCCTACGTCCCGCCGTACACCGGCCCGCTCGACCTCGACGACTACGGCCGCGAAACCGACGAGATGCGCCGGGCCTACCGGGACCTCCACCGGTCGGAGCCGTCGCTCCGGAGCGCGATCGACGGGAAGGCCGCCGCGGTCGCCGCCCTCGACGTGTCCGTCCTGCCCGAGGACGAACGGAGCCCCGAGGACGTCCGGGCGTCGGAGTTCGTCGACTGGACCGTGTCCCGGTCCCCGCACGGCTGGGACGGGCTCATCCTGACCCTGCTCCGGGCCGCCCTGATCGACGGGTTCAGCCTGGCCGAAAAGGTGCTCCGCGGGGTGGACGAGTCGCCGAAGTGGCACGGGTTTTGGGGGCTCAAGCACGTCAAGGGCCGGGACACGGCCCACCTCATGCTCCGGCTCGACGGGTACCGGAATGTCCTCGGGGTGGTCAACACCGTCCGCGGGCTGCGGACCTATTCCCCGGGCAAGTTCATCCTGTTCACCCACGCCGAGCTGTTCGACAATCCGTTCGGCCAGTCCGACCTCCGGGCCTGCTACCGGGCCGCGAACCAGATCCGGGACGCCTACCAGCTCTGGTACCTGGCCCTCAAGCGGTGCGGGGAGCCGTACCTGCACGGGAAGTACGACCACCCGGCCCAGCGGACCGAGTTCGAAAAGGCCCTCCGGTCGCTCCGCGCCGGCGGGTGGGCGGTGACCGGGCCGAAGGACGAGATCGCCGTCCTCGACCTGGCCGGGGCCGCCAGCTTCGACGCCTTCGAGAAGAAGGTCCGGCTCCTCCGGGAGGACATCTTCCTGGCCGTCCGCGGGGCGTACACCCCGTTCATGCAGAGCAACACGGGCGGCGGCGAGGCGACCGGGAGCGCGGCCGTCAGCCAGAACACGGGCAGCGATCCCGTGGAGGAACTCCTCGCCCGGGCGGTCGGCCGGGTCCTGACCGCGCAGCTCGTCCCCGACCTGGTCCGGCCGAACTTCGGGCCCGGTGTGGGCCTGCCGCGGGTGGTCCTCGGCGGGGTCAACTGGGGCGAGATGAAGCAGCGGCTCGACGTCGTGACGGCCGCGGTCAAGGCGGGACTCAGGCCGAGCCGCAAGTGGGCCCTGCAGGGCACCGAGATCAAGGCGGCCGACCCGAACGACCCGGACGACCAGCTCACACTCGACGAGGGCGGTCAGCCGGCCCCGGCGGGCGGCCGCACGCCCGGTATCACCCAGCCCGCACCGGCAGGCACTCTCGCCGGCGGCCCGGGTGCCCCGCAGCCCGCCCCCGCGGCCGCGCCGGCTGCTCCCGCCACCCCGTTCTCGGCCGAGCACGCCGAGCAGTTCGCCAGCCACTTCGCGGCCGATCCGCACGGCCGCTACCCGGGCGACCTGCACGAGAAGTACGGCCTCGACCCGACCGAGTTCGCCCGCCGGACCGGGCTCCGGCTCCGGCAGTTCTCGCGGCGCGGCGAGCCCGTGCTCACCTGGGTCCTCCCGAAGCCCCAGGGCGTGCCCGCCGCGACCCAGCCGGCCGCCCCGCCGCTGGTGGGCCCGGACACGTTCTCGGCCGGCCACCAGGCCGACCCCGACCTAGAAGCCCTCCTGTCCCGCCTGGAGGGCCGCTCATGCTGAGCCCCGCCGAACAGCGTCGGATCGAACTCGCATTCCGCCGCGGGGTCGCGCACGGGCAACGGCTGGCCGCCGGTGCGGGCGCCCGCACCTTCTCGGCGTCCCCGCCCGGGGCGTTCCTCCAGGGCGTCGGGTTCTGGCTCGACCAGCTCCGCGACGCGCACTCCCACGGCGACCAGGCCACGGTCGACGGATTGCTTGCCGAGCTCCGCGGCGACCGCGGGCAGGAGACGTTCGCCGCCGGGGCCGAGCACCACGACGGGGTGTATACCGACGCGCTGGGCCGCCGGTACCGGGTCTCGGGCGGGAAGCGGGTCCCGCTCGGGGAGGACGGGGCGGGGGGTGGCGACCAGGACCGACCCGCGGGCGAGTCGGCGCGGCCCAGTCCGGGCGTGACTGCCGACCACCTGCTGGGCAGCCTGAAGGACGAACACTCGGCCGAGCTGGCGAAGCCGGGTGTCGTGGACCGCGTCAAGAAGGCCGCGGTCGCCGTTCACGACGTGCTCTTTCAGTCGCTGATGAAGTTGTCCCCGGGCATCCAGGCGGCCGCCGAGGCCGCGCTGGACACGCCCGAGGACATGCAGCGGTTCTGCTACAACCCGTCGGCCCTCGGTACGCACCACCAGACGCACGACTTCATCCAGGACAACCTCGGGATCTCGACCCACCTGTTCTGCTCCCTCGTCCCGAAGATCGCGGCGGCGGTCTGGGTCAAGGGACGGAAGGCGGCCGGGTTCGCGGCCGCTGGCGACGAGGCCCTGGCCGCGGCGCTCGCCGACGTGTTCGCCCGGCTGAACGACGCCCTCGGGTTCCGGGCACTGGTGCAGGACCCGGTCGAGATCCTCAAACGTCTCCAGGCCGAGGGAGGAAAGGGGTCGACCGAGACGTTCGCAGCCGGCTCCGATCCCACCGGCCAGTGGGCTCCCGACGTCGGGGCCAACCTGTACGCCGCGATGCTCGCGCTGCAGAGCCGGGGCCACGCCGACCTCGCCCGCCAGCTCGGGCTCTGGGCCCACCACGACCCCGAGACCGCGGCCGCCGCCGTCCGGAGTCTCGGCCGGGGTCAGGAGTCCCTGTCGGCGTTCTTCTCGGTGGCCTTCGCGACTTTTGCGGGCTGGGACGAGGGCAAACACCCGCGCGACGACGCCGGCCGGTTCGTGGCCTCCAAGGAGATCACGGCGGCCGCCCGCGACCCCGAGAAGGCGGCCGCGCTCCGGGCGAAGGTCACCGACCCGGAGCAGCGGAAGCGGCTGGACGCGGCGATCGAGTCGCGGGCGAAAGGCGAGGCCGGACCGCACCACGCCACCGTCGGCAAGTGGAACCGCGAACTCGACCGCACCGCGGCCCGGCAGAAGCTGGAAGCTGCCCTGAAAGACCCCGGGCGTCTCCAGCCCGAGCACGTCGAGGAGCTGGCCCGGCATGTTGCCAGCCTCAGCCGCGACGAGGCCCGGGCTAAGCTCCAGGAACTGACCGGGGCCCGACACGGCGGTCGGGTCAAGGCCGAAATCGTCCAGGGCCTGATCGACCACGTCCGGGCCGAGGCCGAGTACGGCCAGGGGAAGGAACAGACCCTGCGGGAGGCGATCGGGGAGCACGTCCGGGACAACCCGGGGGTGTCGGCCGCCGAGCTCCGCGACCGGTTCGGGCGGGGCGCCCAGCACGACCCCGCCGACCCGGAGTCGCACCCCGTCAACCGAGCCCTGAAGCACCTGGCCGAGGCGGGGCAGGTCAACACCGGCTGGTCGGCCAAGGACCGTGAACCGGCGTACACGGCGGCCGCCGCCCCCAAGCGGGACCCGTGGGAGCGGCTGGAGGAGGGCGACCCCGCGGCCGCCCGGCGGGCCCAGATCGAGGGCGGCCTGAACCGGCACCAGGTGCCCGAGCCACCGCCTTCGGGGGCCGACACCCCGCCGGCCGACGCGCACGTCCCCGAGGCCCCGCGGTACCAGACCAAGGCCGAACAGCAGTGGGGCAAGCCCCCCGGCTCGGAGCAACCCCCGGAGACGGGCCACGAGTTGCCGTCATTCGAAATGCTCGACCAGCCCCCGGCCGCCAAGGGGCCGGCGAAGCCGTTCGACCGGGCGGCCGACGCGGTCAAGAAGGCCCAGGCCAGGGCGACCCGGAAGACCTCGCCCGCACACCCCGCGGTCGCCGCCCTGGCGGACGCCCACAAGGGGGCCAAGGGCCCGGCCAAGGACATCCTCGCGGCCGAACTGAGCAACATTGGGAAGAGCCAGGACCCGAAGCTGATCAGTCGCCGGATCGCCAGCGCGCACCAGCAGGCCCACGAGGCCGGCGCGGACCCGAAAGATATCGCGGCGATCGAGCGGGCGGCCCAAGCCCACGGGATGGAGCGGATTGGGCAGAAGGGCGAGCGGGTCAAGTTCGACCCGGAGGTCCACCAGTCGAGCCACCCCGCCCGTGAGGGCGACGCGCACGAGGTTATCACCCCGGGCTGGGTCCACAAGCCCAAGGACGGCGGACCGGACTACCTGCCGGCCCCCGCCGAGACCCGGCCCGTCCCACCGCCGCCCCAGCGAGAGGAGAAGCGGCCGTCGCACGTCGACGCCGAGAAGCGGGCGTTGTTGGACCGCCAAAGGCAAGATGCGGCGAAGGAGCCCTCACCTTCCGTTGACCCAGCCGACTTCCATCGCCGGCTCGACGCCCGGGACAAGTCCACCAAGAACTCCGAGGCGAACAGCCTGGCGAGGACCGCGGCGGGGCTGTCCCCGGAGCAGGCGACGGCGGCCCTCAAGGCGATCGGGATGCGACCGGAGCCCGGCGAGGACCCGCGGCGCACGCTCGCCCGGTCGATCGTTGACCGCCAGGGAGCCAAACTCCGGGCCGGGATGGCGTACCGACCGGGCAGCAAGGAGGACAAGGAGCTCGAGCCGATCCGGGACGAGCCGCTGACCACCGTGGACGACCTCCTTGGCCCGGCAACACCGAGACAGACACAAAAGACGAAGCCGCGGGAGGAGCCGCCACCGCGGCCGAAGGAACCGCCCGCCGGGCCGCCCCAGACGGACGCCGGCAAGCAGGCCGCCGGCATCTACGACCGGGCCGCGACCGCGACCGACGCCGACATCGAGAGTGCCAAGAAGTCTCTTCAGGGTCTTCCCCCCGACGAACTCCGGCGGGTCGCCGAGGCGATGGGCCACTACGGGCCGGTGACGGCCAAGGATTTGGTGGGCCGCATCGTAGAGCGGCGGGGAGCTGCCATCCGCGCCGGACTGATCCACCGGCCGAAGTGACCGCCTTCCCGGCAGGCAAGCCCGCCCCGCATCATGCGGACATATGACCCCCGCCCCGGACCAGCCGCCGACCCCCGCCCCGGACCGCGCGACCTGCGAGATCCGGGACCTGGAGCTGTTCGCGCCCGGATACCACAAGGGCGAGCTGTACTCCCCGGCCGACGTCGAACAGATCGCCGCGAATCACAGGTACCTGCAAGGGCTCGGTCACTGGCAACCGACCGCGAAACTCGGGCACGACCCCACGCAGCGGTACACGGACTCCCTGGGCTGGCCGAACGTCGGGTTCATCCCGGACGACCTGCGGGTGAGCCCCGAGGGCAAGCTGATCGCCCGGGTGGTGGCGGGGGTCCCCGAACCGGTCGGGGCAGCGATCAATAGTGGCAACCTGAACAATCACTCGATCGAGCTGGAGAAGGACTTCCCCGACCCCGCCGACCAGGGCCGGACGTTGCCGGGCTCGGTCCTCACCGGGTTCGGGTTGCTCGGCGAGGAACGTCCCGCGGTGGCCTTGCTGAAACCGCCTCGCGCCACCTTCCCCGACGGCACCGAGGTCCCGCCCCGGCTCGACCCGGTGTTCCTGTCGGCCATGCGGGCGAGCCAGGGCCAAACGACGCCCGTCGGCCCGCGAACCATCACCCACGCCGGCGGCCACCGCTCGACGCGGTTCACCATCTGTTTCTCGGAGATGTTCACGATGAGCCGTGCCGAAACCCTCGACCAGCTCCGCCAGCTCGGCGTCCCGGTCGACGACCCGAGCATCACCGGGAAGTCCGACGAGGAGCTCGCCGCGTACCTCGCCAGCGTCCAGTCGGCCGGGATCGGCGACAAGGCCGCGTTCGGGGCCGTCTTCGCCGCTCACAAGAATCTGTTCGCGACCGAGGCCGGGACGCTCCCGCTCAACCCGTCGGGCGACGCGGCCTCGGGCGGCCCGGGGGTCGACCAGCTGACCCCGATCGAGCAGCAGACCCAGGGGGCGAAGGGCCAGTTCTCGGCCGGCGACGACCAGCAGGAGCCCGACTACATGTCGGCCTGCAAGCGGTTCAGCGAGGACCCGAAGACGTCGCCGGAGAACAAGGCCCTGTTCGGCGCGCTGATGGGCATGCACGCCCACTTGACGAAGCGGATGGGGGCGAACGAGGCCGCGGTGGCGGGGATCCAGAAGGCCGACCAGCAGGAGAAGACGGCCTCCTTCTCGGCCGCGGTCACGTCGGCCGTGGACGCCGCGATCCTCCGCGGGGCGATCGCCCGGAACCAGCGGGACACGTACCTGACCGCCGGCATGGCCAAGGACCGGTCCCGGACCTTCTCGGCCGGCCCTCACGCCGGCAAGACCCCGTCCCAGGTTTGGCTCAATGAGCTGAACGCCCTGCCGGCCAACCCGCTGTTCGGCGAGGCCGTCGACAGCCCCGAGCCGGGCGACCCGCTTACCGACCCGTGGGTCCTCAAGGCCGCCCGGCACATCCCCCAGATGCGGTCGGTCCTCGACAAGAAGTGATCACCGGGGTGCGGGCGCCCGCACCCACCCGCCGACCACACCCGACCACCGCGGAGCCTGACCGATGCCGTTCAACCCGACCAAGACCCTGACCAGCAGCAAGATCAAGCCGGCCCGGTGGCCCGAGAAGGCCCGGACCCAGGCGGTCCGCCTGCCGGCCGGGGTGACGTACAGCGCCGGGCAGGTGCTGGAAGAAGTCACGGCAAACTCGGCCCAGAGCGAGGTCCAGACCCTGACCCTCACCGGTTCCCCGACCGGTGGCTCGTTTATCCTCGGCTGGCTCAACCAGTCCGGCGGGTACGACGTGACCGCCGCGATCGCGTACAACGCCCCGGCCAACTCCGGGACGGGGAACGTCCAGACGATCCTCCAGGCCCTGCTCGGGACGAACAACGTCACCGTGACCGGGTCGGCCGGCGGCCCGTGGACCCTGGCCTACGCGAACGAACTGGCCAACCGGGACGTCGCCCAGCCGGTCCTGATCACCAACGGGCTGACCGGGGGCACGACCCCGAGCCTGACGATCGCCACCACGACCGCCGGGTCGGCCGGGGCGGTCGGGACGTTCCAGGCGTACTCCGCCGGCAACGCCCGGGCCGTCCTGGAGCAGAACGTCCGCACCGACCTCCGGGGCTGCATCATCGACGAGTTCGGCAGTACGAACGCCATGACCACCACGGCGTTCGTCTCCGGCGAGTTCTTCGCCTCGGACCTGGTCGGCCTCGACAGCACCGCCGTCCCGGCCAACGGCACCGCCGGGACGCTCGGCAAGCTCAAGTCCGGGGCCTCGATCGCGGCCGCCGGGGCCATCGTCGAAATCTTGTGACCCGCGGGCGGGTCCCGCCCCTTCCACGAAACCACCCTCGCCGGTAGGCCCGGCCGGAGAAGACCATGCCGACGACGCTCGAACTGCAAGGGGCGGTGAAGCTCCGCAAGCTGATGCAGCTGTACCTGCCCCGGGCGATGGAGTCCCGGGAGCTGCTCAAGCTGTTCCCGCTGACCAAGGTGAACGAGACCCAGCTGATCTACGAGCGCCGGCAGGTGGAGACCGGCCTCCAGGCGGCCCGCGGGCTGGGCGGGCCGACCGGCCCGGTCCGCAAGCCCGGGCTCGACCAGTTCAAGGTCAGCCCCGGGTACTACGGGGACTTCTACTCGATCACCGAGCAGGAGTTGACCGACCTCCGCGACAGCGGCCGGTGGGACGACTTCGAGAACTACGACAGCCAGGCCGCCCGCGGGACCCAGCACCTGACCCGCCGGTTCCTCGACCGGTGCGAGTACTCGATCGCGTCGCTCATCACGACCGGCGGGTTCCAGGCCCTGAGCGCCCAGGGGGTGGTGTACCACCAGGACGTCTTCAACATCCCGATCAACACCCCCCCGACCCTGTTCAGCGACCTGACCGGCAGTACCCCGCTGAACTACATCCGGGACCTGATCCCGACCCTGGAGCTCGGCAAGTCGGTCAGCTTCCAGAAGGGGTACATCCTCTGCTCGCGGCCGACGGCGAACCTGATCCTGAAGAACCAGAACGCGGCCGACCTGAACGGCCGCCGCCTCCAGTACGGGCAGACGATCAACAACCTGGAGGACATGAACGAGTTCCTGCTCTCGAACGACCTGCCCCCGCTGCGGGTGTACGACAAGGGCTACTACTCGGACCCGCCCGGCTCGGCCCCGACGTTCAACCGCTTCCTGACGAACGGGATGATGGTCGCGGTGGGCGTCCGCGAGGACGGCGAGCAGCTGGGCGAGTACCGGCTGACCCGGGCGGCCCAGAACGAGAAGGGTTCTCCGGGCGAGTGGTACCAGGTGGAGGACCGGCGGCAGAAGGACCCGTGCCAGGTCATCCTCCGGGCCGGGCACAACGGCGGCCCGGTGGCGTACTACACCGAGGGGTTCGCGGCGATCCACGCGGCCGACCCGTTCTGACCCCCGCTGCCCGATTCCCCTTTGAACTCCGCGAGGATGACCGATGCCGAACCTGCGAGTGCTCAAGCCCGGCCTGGGCGAACCGGGCAAGACGATCCCGGTCGGGGTGGTCGTCAACCCGCTCCTGGTCGGGGGCGGCCGGTACCACGGCCACGTCCGGCTCGGGGTCGTCGAGGAGACCGACGACCCGGTCACCTGGGGCTCGGACGCGGCCCGCCTCGGGGGCCCGCCGGCGGACGAGGACTCGGCCAGGGCCGAGAACGACAGACTCCGCGTCCGGCTCGCGGAGTTCGACGGGAAGCTTGCCGGCGAAGCCGCCGCCCGCAAGGCGGCCGAGGCGGAACTGGCGAAGGCCCGCCACGACCTCGCCGCCGCCGAGGACCTGGTCAAGCAGCTCGACGCCCAGTGCAAGGTGCTGCAGGGCATCCGCACCCAGCAGCAGATCGACGCAGGCACCCTCCAGCCGGCCGACCCGGCCCTCATCCCGCACGTCCCGCCGACTAAGATCACCCCCTGAGCAGGGAAGGCGGCCGAAAACCACCGCGGCCCGGGGATCTCCCCGGGCCGCTCGCGTTGACGGGTGCGGGCGCCCGCACCCGTCACGCCTTCCGACCGGGCGGCTTTCCTCGCGCTTTCGGCACAGCCCCTGTCACCCGCCCCACCGCAATCCGGTCCTTCGCCTCCGCGCTCGTCGCCGTGTCCTTGCTCGCCTCGTGTTGGGCGGCCTTGCTCCCGGGGGTCGCGAACTTGGTCCCGTCGCCGAAGTGCCGCCGCCGGTTCCAGGCGGCGTGCGTCCCGACCCCGAACCAGAACTTCAGGGCGGCCGCACTCTCCGTCCGGATCGCCTGGACCAGGGCCTCGTTGACCCACAGCCCCGACCCGCCCCGGGGGATGTCCCGGGCCCGGACCCGGGGCCACGGGATCGGCCCGTCGTGAACGCTAGTCACCACGCAGTCGCAGTCGCGGTACAGGCAGGTGACGACGTCGCCCACGCGCACGGCGGGCGGGGTGTACGTGCCGATCAGCGGGGGCGGGGTGGGCAT